AGGTCAGATGTTTTCATCGGTCAATCTCCACAAATGGTCAGAGACAGCCCAATCAACTTGTTGGTATACAGCATCCCAAATCTTGATGGATTTCAACATCATCACGCTTGTTGCGGCATCCATTTGATGTACATACCAGTTCATGGCGTGTGGCAGTTTGATTTGTGGAAGATTAGAAGATATCATACGGCATCAATTTAATCAGAGAAGCGCGCACCTTCTTCCCAAGATTATCCCATGGTGTAGAGGTCATTGATACCCAGATGATATGATGCCACGCATCAGCCTTCAATACACCAGAGACAATTGGTGCCAAAACAGGAAGGTCAGTAGTTTTCATTAAACACCCAATCGACGTCACTAGCAACCGCAACATACAACGGGTCATCCAAAGAGTCTACCGTGTTGGCGTCCGACATGCTGAAAATTGTTTCTCGAAGAACTACCCACAACCCAACACTTACGGATGTATAGCATTCTTGGATCGTGGGTAGATTTTCTATTTGCATCAGAGTTCAGACTTACCGGGGATGACGCCAGTATTGTTGGTTGAGTGTTGATTGTTCATGTATGTATTGTATCACAGTTTATCATCAAAAATCCAGAACCCCTAAATAAAGTTGGTAGTCGCGGAATTGGCGTTCCCACTACCTCTAAACATTCTTAACACAAACAAGGAGTCTGCATGTCCAGCAAACCTATTTATCCGCACGTCCCTTACTTTTACGTCATTCAGCATGTTGCTTCTGGAAAGAAGTATGCCGGTTGTCGCTTTGCCAAAGGCTGTCATCCATCAGAGTTCATGACCGAAGATGGTTACAAAACCAGTTCCAAGAAGATTAAGAAAATCATCAAGGAAGAAGGCATTGATGCATTTGTCGTGGTCGAAATTAAGACCATAGATGAAATTGGCAATGTCCATGACTACGAGACAAATTTCTTGGTTGAGAATAATTGTGCTGCTTCATCAGAGTGGTTCAATATGCACAACAACAAACGCCCCGCATTTGGTTCGGAAGAATTTAAGAACATCCTAAGAGACCGATATGACGTCGAAAACGTCTCCCATCATCCAGCATTTATAGAATCCATCAGACAGACAAATCAGGCTCGTCATGGAGTTGATTGCACGTTGCAGTTACCTGAAGTCATGGAAATGGCTAAGAAAACATGCCAAGAGAGATGGGGAGTTGACCACCCAATGCAAGCCAAAGAAGTTAAAGCAACCGTTCGACAGACCATGAATGATAGATATGGAGTCGAAAATCCAATGCATAATCCAGAATCGCATGATAGATTCCGACAGACCATGACTGAGAGATATGGAACGGAATTTCCACAGCAGGCACAAGAAATCCGGGAAAAGACCAAACAGACCAACATGGAACGACGAGGATTTGGGAGTGTACTACAATGTCCCGTGGTTAGAGCAAAAGCTACATCAACATTGATGGATCGATATGGGGTCGATCATCAAATGAAGTCTCCCGAGATTCAAGCCAAGAGTAGGCAAACCAATATGGAAAGCCGTGGCGTTGAAACCGCACTGCTGTGTCCGATAGTTAGAGAGAAGGCCAAAGATACGATGAGAGAAAGATATGGCGTAGAAAACGCCAGTCACTCACCAATCATCATTGATCGCATACGGACATCAAGACATAAAAACACAGAAGACAAAATCACCAACGAAATATTACGAGGTGATTTTGGTCGATTTGAATATCTGTGGGATACCGTAGATGAAGTATTCCTTATTGGCGTGATGAAATCCCTTAACCGAACATATGGGGAAGGGAGATACATCAGCATCAAGAGTGGGAAGCTTGGCAGGGAAGGGTATGTTGATGTTTTGACTAACAAAACGTATTACGTAGTCCAATCAATGTTTAGCAAACCCCTTCCCGTTAACTTTGTGCTTAAAGGAAGCTCTTTCCCTGAATGACAACGGTGTTGGGGAGGTCTTCGATGTCTTCAACGGAGTATTTCGTGACATCGTTGATGTCAGTTGGATTCTGAGGTGTATAAACAGTCGGCGCAGATTCTTCATTCCAGATCGGAACGGGATTGCCGTCAGAGTCATCATCAAAACGGATCGGTGGACGAACGCAGAAACAAATTTCAGGAAATAAAAACACCCCACCGTTCTTGCGGTACAAAGGAGATACGCAATGCCATTCAAGCGCGTCCCCACCCACCCCAAGAACTTCCAAGTGAAACATGAATCGAGCATCAGTTGCTGCTTGGAATTGACCATTGTGACGAGCAGATTGAATCGTGGATTTGATTGCGTCGGCATCACCTTGAATGGTTTGCTTCATCATGTGAACGACTTGCTTCATGGAACCAACCACGACCATCGGAACCTTAGTGATGGAATCGTGGCGCTTGCGGGAAATAGCGTTCTTGTATGCGCGCTCGGTTGCACGAGCGATGTGTTCATCATCTTCACGGGTACCGGAACTGGTGTAGAAACCGTGTGCCACATATTCCGAAACGTACTGTGGGATGAGTGCTGCTTGCGATGGGGTGAGTTCATTTGACATTTGGTTAGTCCTTCATGGTTAGGTTTGAATCGAATCAACGTCCGATGCCTGTATTGTATCACAACTTTTAGGCCACAACGCAACTTTTTATCATCAAAATCAAGAAACCCTAAATAAAGTTGGTAGCCACGAGATTCGCAGTCTCTGCTACCTCTAAACATCTTCTAAAACAAACAAGGAGTCTGCATGTCCAGCAAACCTATTTACGTCCCTTATTTTTACATCATTCAGCATGTTGCTTCTGGCAAACGATATGCCGGTTGTCGTTACGCTAAAGGCTGTCACCCATCAGAGTTCATGCAACCGGGTGGATACCAGACCAGTTCCAAGGTCGTTCACAAAATCATTGAGGAAGAAGGTCTTGCTGCTTTCCGAGTCATCAGTATCAAAACCAAAGACGAAGTTGGTGATGTTCATGACTACGAAACCCAGTTCTTAGTTGAGAATGATTGCGCCACTTCATCTGAGTGGCTAAACATGAACAACAATACCAGTATAACGCCATATGGGACGGATGCATTCCGCGCCGCAATGATCAACGTCTATGATGTTGACCATCCATCAAAGAGCCAAGAGCTTCTTGATAAGAAAGCGGAAAACTACCGAAACAAAACTGGGTATGATAATCCTACACAGAACCCAGACGTCATTTCTAGCGCTTTAAACGCCCCTAGGGGCCGTCGTTTAACATTGGTTGATGCTAGGGTATGCATTGGGGTCTACCGCTTGTCACAGCGCGTTTCTATGCGTTGATATATGCACATTGTCCATGCGAAAAGGCCCCCTGAAGTTACCCTCAGAGAGCCATTCGAGATATTCCCAGCGCTAATAATAGCGCGATCGTTCTATTTTATACCCTTGCATCATCTCACGCTAGTGCGACCGTCAGGTCAAACGGTCTTGCTATACAAACGCCAGCACCCGCATCATGCACTCAGCAAAGCCAGCGGATAAGCCATGCATGCTGCTACAATAAACGCAGCAAGTAACCACCGCTTTATACTGTTGTATTTATGCAACAATGTATTATGCATACTTTGCCCCCGGACCATGCACAATTATTGCAATAGATTTCCCCTTAGATTTCGTCCCGTTGCATAGCTTACAACTATCGCACGTAACCCTCACCCCTGCCTCTGCTGAAGCTGGGCACAGTATTTCGTGAGATGCTACTGACGCTTTGCCTTTAGCTTGCCATTGTGTCAAGGGTATAACCCGGAAGCTTCGCCGCCCGTGTGCTTTGGCTGATGCGCTTTGCTGTTGACTATCTGCCGATACCATGCACAGATCCGCCATGCTGGGCTGTACCTTCAGGTTATGCGTGTAACCGGTCCAGAATGATGCCTTAGTCAATAGCATGTTATCCCACACTGCCCTAGGTATCGCCGCCGGGTCACCATAAGCACCAAGCCTCACGCCCTGACCTGCTGTAAACGCCTGCGCTTGCTCTGGTGTTGCTTGCTTATACAGAACATAGCTAGCTGACATTTTTAAACGCTTGTTTCATAGAAGGAATCAAGTGCTGTATAAACGCAACAGGCAGCAGTAAGTATTGAACGTAATGCCAGATTAATTTGATTGTTTTCATAGTACCTCAAACAATTTAGATTATAAGACCAGTATAGTCATCTTCAGAATCATCTGAACTATCCCAGAATTTTACCCGTTTCCCAATGCGACGAATAGTGCCAAACATTAGATCATCATGTACAGAGTCTAAAATCACTTCTTCCCATGATCCTACTCCGTCTGAGTCAATACACATTACATCAAAACTGACTTCTTTCATTATTTACTCCTAATATTTAAGCGTTGAAATCTACAATAGATTTACTAAAATTCTCGTAGTCATACCCAAAATACTCTCGTTGTTTTGAAGTAAAGACATTATACCACAGATTACCCAACGCACGAATCATCATCCCACCCAATGCAAACTGAAGCCGCCAAGGAAAAGATGCGTCGGTTTAAGCTCGCAGAAGCGAAGACTAAGATAACCAACGAAATTCTCCAAGGAAATTTTAATCGCTTTGAATACATATGGGATACCGTCGATGAAGTTTTCCTGATTGGCGTATTGAAGTCTCTGGATGCTGTCATTAAAGGTCGTTATGTCACGATCCGGGCGCATAATGCCAACAAGTATATCGACACAAAGACCGGAATCATCTACCGAATCAACCCATCTCGGTTCTCCAGTCCACTCCCAGAAAACTTGGTTCCTTATAGCACCAGAAAGAAAAATTAACAACTCAAGACAGCCACCACCCAATCGTTTTCATGGACGCCAACAAGAATCATTGGAAGTTTGCCTGTTTCATTCATCGAAACAACAGTCACTATGAATCCAACCATCTGATAATAGATCGGTGGTGACTTGTTGATTTTAGGTAGCTCACTCGTCTTCATTCTTTTGGAGCTAACTGCAAAATTTGAGTTCTAACAGGCAATATCAGTTTTAAGTAAACCGGCTCAAACATAGACGTTTGGGTGACATCCTCTGCGGCGTATTCAACACGCAAAAAAACACCCCACCGAATCCGTACATCAATCCGATATTGTAAAGGTAAGTCAGTAGTCTTCATTCTTTTGACGCCAAGTTAAAAATTTGATTTCTAACGGGCAATCCCAGTTTGAAGTAAACCGGGTCTAACCAAAACCTTTTGGTGGCAAACCTTTTGGTGGCAAGCCCTACGGCACCTTTAACAATTCCAACAACCACCCACAAATCATCGGTGCTCAACACATCAATGTGATTGTTTAATGGTAGGTCAGTAGTTTTCATAATCGTCAAAAATCATTTCAAATGTCTCATCAATAACTAAGAAAGCACAACATCCGTCGTTACTCATAGTAGCAGAAGAATATCCTCTCCATGCACCACCAATAGAAACATCTGTGCTGACTCGATAACCATTCAGACCATCATGCACCGTGTTGGGAACCATCGGTAAGTCTCTGAGTTTCATTTATTGATGCTATCGAATGTACGCATGATTGGAACTCTGATCATCTGTCCCGTGACGAACATTTTACCATTAAGACAAGTGAAAACACATTGCATCACATCGGATAGAAGTCGTTGGGTCGTTGGCGGCTTGATGATTTTTGGGAAGTCAGATGTTTTCATGGTATGAAAAAGAACACCGAACTATATTTAGCTGTCGCATAGTTGATTATTGACGTTTAAAAACAAATGTTGATATACGTATGCACCAATTGTGGTACCAAACTGACCATCAAAAACTCGTTCGGTTTTCCGAATAACCACCCACAAATCATCCCAATATACATGACCATGGTGGGCTTGTATTGTGGGCAAGTCAGTATTTTTCATAACAGTATTATACAACTTAAATTCGTCAACTACTTAACGACTAAAGATAGATTATGATTCCTTGCCTAACTATGTTGAATTTAACATAGCCGATTTGTTTTGTTAAATTGATATAAATAAAAACAGTCCGTTTAGAAATTCTTGACTTAGAAATGAACTGTTTTGTAATGATGGCATTGCCTTAATTTTTTCTGTTTGTTCATGATACTTAGGTGATGCCTTATATTCATCGGTTGCTTTACGAATGTGAGTCTTTTCATTATACGACAAACTCGATACACAGAGTGAATTTGTGCGAATCATGTTCCCATCGGAATCGCACATCTCAGATTTTGGAACCCATGTGCCGGACACAGAGCATTGGATGTAGTCATCTGGAACCTGACAGATTTCAGAGGTGACGGAGCCATCTTGTTGGTGAATGATGTTGATGACGGATTTCATGATGTAGTTCCTTGTAGTGGAGTTGATGGTTGAATTATATCACATATTCTGGAATGTAGTCAATTTTAGACAAACATCACTGTTGTCGAGGCGCCCAAACCGTGACTCGGTTCAACTAAGCGCCGTCTCACTTCTTTCTGAAGTTTCCCGACTTACCTTTATGGGACTGCATCAGTGTGTCGAACTCAGGCATCAATCGTTCAATCTCCCGCTCATCATAGTGCAGCGCAACCACATCAGGCGGGAACCCAGAAGTTGACTGCAGATAGAACAGAGCCTCTGCATCAAGAACTCCATTGAACTTCTCTGCAAGCAACTGCGGAATTCTGTTCTCAGCGGAGTTCAGTAGCGACAGGAACTTATCTTCCTCTGCAAGAATCACTTCTTCAATTGGTTTCAAAGATTCCATTGGAATACAATGCCCCGCGAGAGAATCGTTTCTAATCTCATAACGAGTGCGCCAACATACAGTGCACTGTTCCTCAAACATCCGCTTTGGTGACAGTTCTTGTTTTCCGGTGACGTGATCAAACAATTCATTCCGAAGAATCTTTCCGGTAAGGAACGTATGTGCATGCGGATGATCATTTCGATCCCAATGATATGCCCACGTCGCTTTCTCTGCAGTCACCAGATACTCTTTGTTTGTCTTGGCCGATTCAAATGCCTTCGATGGGTTCATCATTTCTCTCCAAAAGTTGTCATTACCATTGTCTTGATTTCCTCGTCACTCATCTCCAAGACCAGCTTGTAGTCACAGAGTCTGGGATTTGCTGCCTTGAGTTCCCGCATAAATTCACCCAATGACTTACCTTCAAGTTCAGTCCAGTCCCGAACCAGATCGCCGTTGAACATCAACTTGGCGGCCATCTTCATTCGATGTTCCTCCATGGCAGTGAAGTATTCCATGCCAGCTTCAGGGAAGTAGGAGAAAATCAGCGGCAGATAGAAACTCTTATCCTTTACAAATGTGTATCGGGACAATGGATTCTGCTCATTATAATTCAGGAACTCCATGTAAGTCTTGCGCTTGCTGTCACGGACTCTGGATATTGCATTCCGGTTATCAAGCAGATAGATGTCAGAATTGAAGAACTTGGATGACCGAACAAACTCAAAGATGTCGGTCAGGTCAGCAAAGCCATAACACCAGCGGTCATAATCCAGACCAACGACCGTAAGTGCTTCCTCAAAGTCTTGAGTTAGAAGAACCTCGTGGAATTGATTTGTACCATCTCTTATTGGCAGCCAAAGACCATCATGACCGAACTTCATTCCCATCTTGTGAAAAATTCGACCCATGAGATTGCCAAGGTCATTGAAGCTGAAATACGCAACCGCAAACTCAAAGGTTTGTTCTGACTGGTAGATCAAGTCAACTTGAATTGTTGGTAGACCCTCGACGTTGAAACCAAAGGAGATGACATTGGAATTCTTGACAATTTCTGTTGCGCCGAACAACTCCTTGACTTGATTGACAGTCAATGGTTCAACGATCACCACGTCAATATCACCAAAGGTTTCCTTGTTGAAGTAAGCTGGGATGATAGCATTCATGATGCTATTACCATTCAGGATAGATTCCAACTTATCCACGGCAACATCATACTGCTGCTTGTTGATTCGGTTGGCTGATTTGATTGCATTTCCACCCATGATGAAGGTTCCTCGTGTTGATGGTTCTATTGTATCACGGAATTCTAACTGTAGCCATAGAGTCTTGGATCGTTTGTCGCATTCTTGCGAGTTCAAGGAAGAACCCAAGTATGCTCGGAAAACGAATGATGGGGTTGGATACACTCCATCTATGCGACCACCAACTTTTATTCAGTGGCTCAAACTGCTCAGGGTCGATCTTAGGTAGGTGAGTAGTCTTCATAATCCAAATGCAGCATCAATGTTTCGTGCCATCCATGTCACTTGTCGAACAAACTTCAAATGCGTGTAAATCCCATGATCAAATCTAATCAGAAGAAAGCATGACAACGGTTTGGTATCATTCAACTTAGGTAGGTCAGACAACATCATAGCAAATTTCAGCAAGCACCTCAGCAACATCCAAAACCATACCACCTGTTTCTTGGTACCACTCAGACCTAAACCCTTTGGTTAGAAAAAGTATGTCGCCCCAGACTCTTTTGTGTGGAGTCTTTATGCGCGGTAAGTCATTCAAAACCATCGTTGATTTCAGAAAGAACCTCTGAGATTTGCCAAGCAATTATGAAAGAAGTCTGGATGAATGGCATATCGGGATACCATATTGTTCGACTGAACACTCGCCGTGGTTTAGTTATCTTTGGCAGGTCAGCTATTCGCATAATCCAGCAATTCCCTGTCAATGGATGACCAGAGCTTCAGTTTGTTGAGTTTGGCTTCCATTGCGGTATCGACCCTATCGAACCGAATCAGACCAGATAATTCCATCAGGCGAATCATTGCCATCAGGTCTCCAACTTCTTCCTCCAGATGATCTTGATTCGTCTGTCCGGTGTCTGTTCTGGGATCAACACTATCCAGACCAAACCTGCGAATCTTGGAGATCGCCACAATAACCTCAGCACATTCTTCTTGGCTGATGTTAAGAATTTCAGCATTACTCTTGTTCATTTCGATCTTTCAACGAATTTTTGATTTCATCCCACGGCTTTGGGAACCAGTTCATATCATCACAGTCAACACTGACATTGAAGTAACGATAGTCTCGTTCGCCGTTTGGAAGTTTGACATAACGATCATGTAAGTGACCATGCAAATTGTACTTGAACCGACCAAACTGATTTGGGTGAACCGGGACATGACTCAGGATGCATCCATCAAATGTCTGGTAGGCTTTCACCTTGCGGAACCACTGCTCATACACTGATGGGGGTTCCTCGTCATGGTTGCCCATGACTAGAGACTTGATTCCATTCAATCGAGCAACGGTTGGCAGATACTTCTTGTTGATCACCAAGTCACCCAATACCAGAACCTTGTCGTTATGACCAACAACCGAGTTCCAGTTAGCAATGATGGTCTCATCCATTTCATCTACGGAAGCAAATGGGCGTAATGGAGAACCGTCTTCCCGTGTGAACTTGAGGGCGTTAGAGTGTGAAAAATGTAGATCTGAAATGATGTAGGTATTCATTTTGGTGTCCATCCATGTTGCATCAATCGCTCAGTCAGGCGAACGGTAGTTTTCCTTGATGGAATTGAACTAACCCATCGCCCGGGTCCACTGAATGTTGCGTAGGGGAAGTTCTCAATCCAGATTTGTTGATTGCCAATCATTGCTTGGTATTGATCCATGATTTCAATCGGTGCGTTTTCATTCAACAATTGATTTAGCTTTCGATCCCATTCAGGGTCGGTCTTGGAATTTCTGATTGGATTCAACCAGATTCTCCATTTTGGTGGGATTGCTGTTGATCTAGCAAGGTCAAATCCCAAAATGAGATAAAGACAAAAGATGACAGAGGAGACCAGAATAATATTTGCGATGGTTGTCATCATGGTTAAACTTTCAATGCCGATTGGATTTTGTCGAAGATTGCAGGAACGTGTTCAGATTCTACCACGAACGTCCAAAATTCATCTTCCGCATAATCTTCTGTTTGCTTGACATCAATCATGAGATTTCCATTCTGTCTCGTGAACATTACATCAATGTAACGGTTGGTGGCATCATAAATGCATTCATAGAACTCAAACTTGTCAGAGCTACCATTGACAAAATCAGTGAATTGCTGGAGTTGGTAATCCCAGATTCTGCAATAGTGCACATAATAGTCCTGCATCGTCATCGTCAACTCAACGGTTTTGTATGGATGCAAGACTTCAAACTTGACGTGAGAATTTTCAAAGAATGTTTCTGTCATGATGTAGGGGTTGTTTGTGGATGGTTCTATTATATCACAGAAATTCACCATCCCTCCATAGGATGCTCAAGATAAACCTGAACTTGATGGCGGACTTCATTGGTGACTTTCTTGGTTCGGTCATCATCGTAACTCAGACGAATGAACCACCTCCATCCAGAAGCAACAGCAGTAGTTCCCTGATGGAATGTCCGATCATCAAAGTGAATCAGTTTACCCGACTCTGCTGAATAGGAATCCATCCAACCATAATCAACTGCCATCTTGACTTCAGGATGCCATTGCTTGTAAATGACTCCCTCAGTTGGAACCTCCAGATCAATATCCCCCAATGCAAACTGTGTTGGGCAGATGTGAGCATTGACCAGGCCCATGACATGCTTGGGGCGACATTCTGGATTGATGTAGTTCGGTTGTCCATTGAACCCAGAGCGAGGCACGGAATCGTGATGATAACCGGGAAACGGGTAAATATAAGCAAACATTATTAAAGGAGATGAGATGTCAAATAAGTTTTTCGTTTATGTGTATTTCGATCCAACAGATGTCAAAGAGCATGGTATCCTCGGAAAATCACACCAAATGACACCGTTTTATATTGGTAAAGGTTGTCGATATCGACATATGCATCATCTTAAAGTAGCCATGTCGGACACACAAGATGAAAGCATGAAAACAAATAAGATACGAAAACTGTTGAATAAAGGAGTCTTACCTGCAATCGTTAAAGTAATAGAAAATGTGACGCATGAAGAAGCTCTGATCATAGAGGACCAGCTAATCCGTACACTAGGGACAAGACACGCAATTGATGGCATAGTTGACGGTCCACTAACAAATTTTCGTGCGGGAGACCCAACCACACGAATATCTGCATCACCATCCGATGAGACAAGACAGAAAATGTCAGAATCCAGAAAGATGGCATGGCAAGACCCAGAATCCAGAGAAGGTTTGTTAAAACAGGCTAGAGAGCAATGTGAAACATTGACAAAAAAATATCATGAAGACGAAGAATATCAAGAAAGATGGTTGTCAATCATTCGACAGGCAGCAAACACTCCAGAATCAAAAAAGAAAAAGTCTAATAACGCGCTCAAACAATGGACAGACGAAGAATCAAAAGAAACAATATTGACGGCAATTCGAGATGGCAATGTTGAGAGATGGAAAGACCCAGTATACAGAGCAACTATGATACAATCCAATAAAGACCGATGGAAAGACCCTGTTTGGGCCGCAGAAACCACTAGGAAAATGAAAGAAACAAAAGCCAGAAAGAAAATGGAATTGATTCAAGGAAGCGCTGCGGAATTTGAATAATACCAACCGGACATCAGCATGTGACTGCGAGAATCAATCACAACATCGCCATCAAAGATTTTCTTACCAGCTTCTGTTTTGTAGAGAGACTTGATAAATTCTTTCGTGATGTCGCCACCAAGCGCAAGCGCACCATCAAGACTGCAATTGAACAGCATCGGTTCGTTCTTGATCTGCTCGTCTGTCCAATTGGCATCGAAGCCGCCAAGGGTCTGGATTTTGGATTCGATTTTCATGCTGTATAGGTTCCTTGTTTGTGGTTCTATTGTATCACAAACAAGGAACTGCAGTCAATTATTTTGCATTTGCCCGAACTTCATCGAATTTTTGCAAATTGTCTAAAGCACCATCGCGATACCTCAGTTTAAGTCGAGGGTCATCAAAACGACCACGCTTAGACTTTTTTCCGGGATCGGTGATAGGTTCTTTGAAAACGTCAACCCATTCCCCATTTACATAGGCGGCAGATGCCTTCATGGCAAATCCATATGTGTCCCGGTTAACCCCCATATGGAGAGCACCGCCCATACCGAAAGCAATATTGTCTGCAGAATATCCCAGCACATCAACGATCATGCGCAGGATAGAAGAAATGGACATGAAATTGATGCCATCTCCCCAAAGCAGACGAACATTGTTCAACACTTTGTATCCCTTATCGTTGACGGTCACTCCGAATGATTTTTCGAGCGAGGCGATCAATTTTGGGAGCACAACAACGGGGTCTGCCGAATCAGGCCTGATGACCAGAGTGCCGCCAGTGGAGATAATCTGGTCTCGAAGTTCTTTACCCCACAAATTATCCACGGCATTGTAAATATCATATGAATCAGAAACCACGGCATAGATTGCGCCGGGTTTGGAGAACTGATTGATCATGTTTTCGTATGCCAAACACTCTTTATCTCGCCCCCATGACGTAATTGTGCTGTGTTCTGCAGCGGGTACAGAGTATGCAGTGGCATATATATCGGCACCATAATATTTTGCGGCACCAAAGATACCAGATACGGTATCGGTCCCCATGAAGCTGATCAAGTGTGCCGCACCGCCGATCTCCGATGATTCATATGAATTGGACCCACGAAATCCAAAGTCATGCAATTTGAAATCAATTCCAGATGGGTCGCCGGAGTAGTCCAGATACTGCATGATCATTTGTCGGATGTTATATGATGTGGTGGCAACTGAAGATGCATACCACACATCCCGCAGAATGGCAGTTTCGACCCATGTGGTGAGCCAGAAGCATTTTGGGTCGGTATTCACGATGGTGACAACAGGCGTTCCGGATGGAAGAACGATGCCCTCATCAATTCCACGGATTTCCAGAGGCAGCACACCACCAAGTTCGTTGGCGATATAGAGCCAGCCATCGGTGTTGAACGGTTCTCCATGTGCGGTCCAAAACTTCTCTGCCGCAAGAACATCTTCTGTAGTGACCTTCTGGTCGATCAGATCAATGATCGTCTTCTGAAGACCGAAATTCAGAACGGGGCCGCCCTTACGCGCCTCGACATAGGAATACACATACTCGGTTCCGGGCGGATACTGCTTCCACATAGAAACCTTATATGAGTCACAATTGAATACGATTGATTTTGGGTTAATAGTCATGTTTTGAAACTCCTTCGTTATGACATTGTAGCACGGAACCGCCGTGCAATCGGGTTAACGTGCAGCAAAATCTGGATGAATTCCCGTTAATTCTGATATGATAGCTTTATGATCTTCCCATAAAATAAGACCATTCATGACTTCACTGAGAAGAAACCATTTCGCTTGATTTGCATCATCTGAACCATTTGCTCGTGGTAAAGAACCATCGGAATCTGGCTTTAATTCAAAACAGAATGCCATTGTATTGCGATTGATACCAAATGAGCGATTTGGACTATCGAACATTTTTGAAGCAGTGATGGAACCCAACAGAACCTTCTCTGGAACACGAAGATTTGTTTCTTCTCGGAGTTCACGAATGGCACATTGCTGGAATGTTTCAGCGCGATTCTTAAATCCACCGGGCAGTGCCCACGACCCCATACCGGGAGCATGCTTGCGTTCAATCAACAGAACATGACCAAGACATACGACAACTGCATCTGCACAGTTGAAGTTCAATGTTTCGGGGTATGGATAGGAAGAAAACTTTTCAGCCTCCTTCTGATAGTAATCCCAGTCAGCCTGAACGGTTTTGGGGATTGATGGATCATTGGCGCGAAACATCGCCTCGCGGATTCCAGTTGCATTCATCCCCATTGCGCCTTGTGGAATGCTTCTGTTCTTCATCATGGGGAACCACTTCAGGTAGTCATTACCTTCTTTCCAAGGTGAGAAGAGAATAACGTCTTTGCAGTCAACATAACCAATGCTTGCGATGACTTCAGTAATCCAACGATGATCGTTGTATGGATGATCGTTGATTGGTTGGAAGCTGACGTTGTTTACGTCATTTTGACGAAGAATTTTGCGAATGTTATCGACTCGTTCTTGATATGTCCATGGGTTCTTGATTGAACGACATGCGTTAGCTGAACCAACGAGAATCAGAAGTCGATCTACCTGACTTGCAGCAACCTTCGCTGCATAGAGGTGACCATCGTGGAAAGGCTGGAACCTTCCGATTAAAACACCTAACTTGTTGTTTGACATAAGAAACTCCTTCTTTTGTTGTCAGATTATTTACCCATCAGATGGGATAAGGAAAATCCTTATAGGGAATCCAAGTATAGCACATAATCAATTCATCATCTGAAAACTCAAATGCAATCTTTCGATCTGGGACTATTGGATGTGCATAACGCTCTGTTGAAACCCCTCCGCTGAATTGACCGTCAGACCAATAGTATGGTTTGCTGATAGCACGACATTGCTCCAAGAACTTAGCTGCATTAATCAAGTCATAGTTGATTCGTTTCTCATGAGCCTTGCGTTCGAGCATTTCAGATGCCATCTTGTGTATCAGTTCATCGTAGGTCATCGCTTCTTTCCTTTCAACACAACGGTGCCGTGAACGGAACCCAACATCTGAAACACACTTGCAATAATGACAATGATGTTGACAAAAGGCAGCAACGAAAGGAAGACAGACATGATCAACAAACCAATCGTCAGGTCATCGCCTTCGTACCAAGAAGCAAAGATGGATGACGCCAGAGCAACAAACGAAACGATAAAGTAAATTGTAATGTGGGTCATTTTCCAACTCCATCAAGCGGCGCATGCGACAGTATTAGATGGTCTTTTCGTTTATCGGGTGACGTTCCAAAAGAAGACTCAACATGATACTTGCAATTTTGCTGAGTGACTTTATGCAGTTCCTTACCATCATGTCGATAAACCAACTTACCATCATTCAAAGCCATATCAACCAGCCGACCCCACATTTCGTGGCCCAAGCGAAACTGCATGTTTGATGATCGAAGCGGGAGACTCTGCGCTTTCCAAAAGTTGTAAATTGTCTGGGTTGCATGATTCCTTGGATTAGCACCCTTTACGGTATCGACAGATTTCTGCTCCAAGTGAGCATGCGGGAAATCAGCAGTTGGTTGGTGAGATACAACAGTGGCTTGATGTAAAGTTTTCTGATGTCTGTGGTCATTGGTATAGATTTTAGTCCGGTTACCTTCTGTTGTGGCATGTATCGATACCCCTGACTCAATATCAGCAATCTTTGGATAATCTCTACTCAAAACATATTCCGATGCTTGAGTTTCGGGGTTTCTGGTTAGTTGAGAGAATGATGAGTCCCGATATTCTGAGCCATCTCATTCAAAAATTCTTTATAAGTCTTCATTCATTTTCCGTTCAAACAAAACTTCACCCAAGGATGACACTTGGATGAATGTAATTTTATCATCACTTGACAACATTTTCAAACGCATATTCGTATGCGGGTTGTCAATATCAACCCCACTCTTGAGTAACCATCCACAGTATTTGTCATCAAAGAACGAATATATGTCATGATTCATAGAGCAATCATCCAAGAAATGTTCGCTGTAGTGAACATTCATGAATCGCCATGTATCTGGCGATATTGCATCAAAAGATGCAACGGCAAATGCTACAAAATTGTAGTATATCCCATTGCATAGGAAAAATCCATCGGGTTTCATTTCCCGACTCCGAAAAATTCCTTGAAAAGTGGCGCAATGTCATGGCAAAATCTGTCACGCATTGCCTGCATCTTATCCTCGGGAACTCCATGAATTGACCCAAAGTTACCGTTCATAGTAACCACCGTGGGGCAAATCCCATACTCTTTGGCTCCATCAAAATATGGTCGAAGTTCTTTCAGTGTCGTGAATGTGTTGCTGACGACAACGGACTTACCGGAATACAACGCCTTACCAACCGAACTAAGACATTGGCGATGGGCTTCTCCGAGTTTAGAGAAGTCAAACCGATAGACGCCATCTTCACCAACAAAGTATTGGTCAGCTTCATAGTGTGGAATCCCCAAAGAAGCAGCGAATGTGGATTTACCTGAACCGGGGATGCCACGGACGATGATGAGTTGTTGTTTCATTGGATGTAAGTTGTTGCAAGCAAGCCGATTGTCCCGGCAATTGCAATGGTTGTGGCTGCAATGGTTCTGAAAATTTGTACCAAAGACAGACTGCGCTCAAAGAAGAACCGACCGATCAGGTAGAATCCGCCAAGGAAGATGCTGAGGGAACTGACAAAGAACAATGGGAGCAATCGTTCCCAGTCAAAGATGACTGCACACAACCACCAGACGCATGCCATGTCTACACCAATGGATAGCAGAATCTCGACCGAATCTGATAGGGCGTCTTCCACATGAGCAAGCATTCCGATCAAGACGGAAACGCAGACAATCAGCAACATCACACTAACGACGACTGAATTCATTTTGATTCACCTTTGTAGAATTTGACCCAAAGATAGCTTGGGAGAACCACGAACAGCAGAACTGGAATGATGACTGGGTACACCCCGATCAACCTGATCAATAACGCAAGTGAGACCGCTGCCACAAGCATACCAGTAGCCAAAACAAGTATGATGCAGAGGATTCTTGTAAGAGTATCAGCTTGGTGGTTGTCTGTTGTTTCGATCAGCCAAGCAACGAATTCTTTAAACTTGTTCATTTCAGTTCACCTTGCGGTATTTGGCGATGTGTCGCATGTGATTCTTGGTGTTCCACAAAGCAGTCCACGCTATAGCGAGGCATCGAACTCGTTCACCATTGGCATACTCAACTTCAATACAATCGTCGACTTTCAATGTACTTGGACGACCATCCGTTGTTTTTGTGTTAATGATCCAACAATCATCTTCAACCTTAACTTTACCAAGAAGTTCACCGATCTTCTCGTAGTGTGCTTCAATGAAGTCAACTACGTTTTGTGTCTCGATGATATGGTATCCGGCATCATCATTGTAGGATGCCTCGATGTTGCTGTCAACAAAGTCGAACAACTCAGATTTAGACTCATATTTCTCGCACTCAGCTTGAGTCTCAAAGACTTTACCGTCGTCAGCTTGAAAAACTTGTTTCATGATGTATTTTTCCTTGGTTTGTTTCGATGGATTGATTGTAACACAAATCATCATCTGTATTCATTCCAGAATCCATGAAAAACCTAGTTTCTCCCTAAAACTCGCTGGAACCTCGGCGAGTTGTGTACACGTCAGCAACTGGTGGTTTGCAGGCGTTCCAAGTGTGTTTAATCTTGCTCATTTCAACTCTCTTCTTCAGTTGTGAAGTCCAACAGATCATCACTCAGTTCGCGGGATATGGTGGCCGATTCCTTCTCTCGAAACAAATTGATTGCGTCGGTAGTTAGACAATAATCTACCGTATCTTTGAACGTGAAAGACTTGCCAGTAGCTCTGTTCGTGAATTTAACACCGCGATAACTTTCCCCGTTTGAAATCTGAATGTCAAACGAATCAACTCCCTTACTGGCGATGTGTTTAGCTGCTTTTAGATAGAGGTCATCTTGGTGGCGTGTCTTTTTCTCGTACCTTGTATATTCATCTCCGTCATAAAAATCAAACGGAGCGAACCCAACTTCGACTCCATCCAAGGCATTCCAATAATCTGAAAGGGCCTTAGTCGCAAAATCAACTCCGAAATTTACTGCAATATGATCGGGTAAAGAAAGGCAATGATAAGCAGCATAGTAACCGCACTTCAAACCGCCCCGACGAGAATCCCAGTTCGTAGGTCCCCAAAATACTTCGTTTACTTCATCAACAGTTTCAAGTATTGCGGCGTTTCCACGGTGTTTCATGATGTAGTTTCCTTGGTTTGGAGTTGATGGTTCTATTGTATCACAGAAAATCAACTGTAGTCAATCCAACTTGCGATACTTGACGATGTGGAGCGTTCCAGTAGTATCCCATGAATAAGACCAAGAATCTGCCACGCCAGTATCGGACGTCCCGTCGCTAAAAATCACGTGGATTTTATCGGAATGGCTGAGTGGATACGGATACTCTGCAATCGTCTGTGTGTTGACATCCCATTCGTCTGATTCAGAATCAGAAACGATTTCAACGTCATACCCCATTTGCTTTGACAAGATGGCTGCTGCTTCGGTAATTGTAAATTTCATGATGTAGTTTCCTTGTAGTGGATTTGATGGTTCTATTGTATCACGGATTCTGCACTGTAGTAGATTTTTCTGCAAAAACTTTCAGAACATCTTTCTGGGTGATGCCAATACGAGTCAGAAACTCTTTCAGGTCGATACACTCACCTTCAATACCAACAAATGAATCATACCAACCAGAAACGTGGACTGACTGGGTATTGCGAATGAACTGGATTGAGATTCCATCATGTTTGGAATCACCGAAGTATGCTGGTTTCATTGTATAGCCTTTCGATCAAAGCGTGAATGTGGATGTCAAGAGCAGTGTCAATTGGTATAGTCAAATTACCAATCCAATCAATGTTTATGGGTATGGAAGCTATGCGATAAACAAAGAACCGATGTTCAAATGTTGGCATCGGTTCTTTTGCACGATACGGCATCTTAGTTACCGGGAGTTCAGACACGCGCATTGTCAATGACCATCCACATTATTCTTGTGATTGGTCGATCGATCAAATCAAAGATGAGATTGTGTATCTTCGGTTTGCGATAGAATAGAATTGCGGCCGACTTCTGTGTAGTGACAACAACAAACGCGAAATTCGCTGACCCGCCAATCTTTGGTAGTTCACCAACTACCATCACTACCCACCTTTATCCCATTGCGGTCAATCATCTTCATTTTGCCTGACTTTTTATCATGAACCCACACGATTGTCATGTAAGAAACTTCTGAATGAATCAATGCTCTGACGAATGCTTCTTGACATGCGTTATGTCCGTTCCACCAACGCCCACCAAACCTGACATCCAGATCGAGTTGTTTTGCGATTGGATCGGTGCCCCAGATGATGCGAATCGTCTTTGCCGGTCGATGCACCCAATCACATTCATTTACATGGAGTGGAGCCAACTGTTCAGAGTATCGGAAATATGACTCGATCTTTGTACCCAAACAATATGCACAGTAAAGATGCTTGGAATTGTTGGAGATGATGATACGTTCACCGTTGACTTCAGATTCAATATGGTGATAGTGAATCGGAATCAGCGTACCGCAACAATGGCATTTGTAACCACCATTCCAATGATACTCTAGACGAGCAAAGAATGCTCGAATGGAATTCTTTGCGCCAATGGCTATGTAGTATAGTTTTGATCGAGGTGGGGATTTGTAGGTCATTGGATGTCGTGCTGCTGGCGAATGGCATCAACTGCCAGTTCTTTTGTTTTGGCAAGAACCGCATGCCCAACGATGTGGCCGTCCTGATCATGATAGCTACCCGCCCACTGGCGAATCTGGCGGGCATAGGTGACCACAATCGAGTGCTCTTGGGGAGCAATTCCAGTATATGTCGGGTAAACTTTAAGAACGCGGGTGATGTGATGTTTCATGATGAAATGAATTGTATCACATAATTCTTAGCGAGCATAATTTACAAAAGTCAAGCCCAAACCAGCATACTGGAATGCTTCACGCCCACCCTTGTCAGAAAATAGATTTCCACGGATGCCCTTTGCTGGAGCGCGGAAAGATGCTGCCTTGTAGATGTCGCCGGTATTGGAATCAACAAAGAATCGAACAGACCCACCAGAAACCACCTTTAAAAACTTCTTACCGGGACAAATGGTATGTTTGCCATCATTTATGCGTCGCTGGCAGAATTCGGAATCATGGGTCAGCGACAACTCAGATTCAACGTATGCTTTGGTATTGCCCTCAATCCAGTCAATCAATGCATTCAGTTTGGTCAGAACGGTGGGCATGATATAGGTTCCTTTCGGTTGGTGGACTGAATTGTAGCACGGAATTCCGGCAGATTCCAAAAAACAATTTAAAATATCCAAAACAGATTTAAACGAGCTACAAGGCCATTCAAAAGAAAATGGCTACCTTGGTAGCCAGAATCTGTTTTGGAGGCTTCTAAGCCCGTTTAGAAGTGCCCACGGACGCAGATGTCGTTGATCTCGTTGCTAAATGCCATGATTGCCACATGTTGCTTATCTTCACCCATGCGCTCACGTTCCCGAGCCATACTCAACATCAACGCCATAACATCTGGGTTGGTCGCTTCCTCGATCAGCGACTTGGTATAAGCCCACCCCAAACCGCGCTGGTAGATGCTCATTGCCATTCGAGCCATCTGAAGATGATCCTTGCCACAGAAGGCATCAAACGTCACAGGATTCAGTGCCTGATTTGGGTCAGGTTCTGGAGGGGAAGCCATGATTCGCTCTCCAATCTCGGCCAAGATTTGCTCTTTCTTATCTTCCAATTCTTCCTTCTGTTCAGGGTGCATGATGATGACCTTTTCCAGTTCATCAACGACAGGGGCATCTGGCACGGGGTTCACCATACCGATAATGGACATGACGACTGCAATCAGCGGCTTAAAGAATGCAGTCAGGAATTCAAGAATATTTGAGAACATGATATAGAGCTTTCAGTATTAGAAAATGGGGTTAGATAGAAATGCGACGAACCAAGCGAGCAATGCCGGGGCGATCAGCCTGACCATATCCAACAATGCCAGTGGTGCCATCCAGAACCCATGCACAATTCTGATATGCGGCATGCGGTTCGCTGGTCCAGTATTTCTTGCCAGTCAGCGTCTTGGTGTTTGCATGCAGCAACTTGGCCTCCTGAATAGTGGGGAGATCAATATCGGCAGGATGGTTGTTGGCAAAATCAACTGCATCTTCCCATGTAGTTGCTGGGTGACCAACCTTATTCATGAGCATCAGGTGATATGGTTCACTGCCATCGTAGGGGATAATAATCCCCACGTAGGTCTCACCCGCACCAGCCGTGGGTAGGATTGTTGTGTCCTCGGTAGCAGCACTCTTTTCCAAGAATGCAGTAAGTTTTTTCAGAAATGGGTTCATGATGGTTCCTTTTTTGATGGAATGTGTGGTGGTTTAGAAGGTTTCACTGACATTGATGGCAAAGTGATTCAGGAAACCACGCAGGTTACCATAAGTCATCTTGCGACGGAGACTGGCGGGAACAGGAAGACGAATTCCGGAGTCGACGGCCATCTCCTGATGTGCGTTTCGATAGCCGGTCTTCTTGGCATACTGATCCAGCGGAGAGCATAACGACGAGCAGATGCGAATGAAGGAGTCGCCATGATCATGATAGGCAATCAGGCAGACACCTCCCTTGCGATCATAGTTTGGTTGGTGATGAACCACGTGGATTCGCTTGGGGAACAACAGAGCATCGGTCATGATAAAGATCCTTCAGTAAAGATTGGTTGGAAACTGAATTGTAGCTCAGTTCCAGACCAAAATCAAGCAAATGCAGAAGAAATATAGCGATTAAATGAGACTTCGGTATTGTTTGGGTACCGTCTTGGGGCATACAACGTCTGATTGGTGACGTTATTCACCGTGTTGATGCTAGGTCCATTGGTTCCAGAGGCATCCGTAGATGCCTTCTCCAGTACCCTCTGCTGATTTTCAACTCGCCGGAGGGCATCGGATGCATCATCCAAGATTTCAACATTTTCGTTTACGGCCTCCAACTTATCGGGGGAAGCAGGGACATCATCCACGTTCTCCATTCCAACAAAGTTGCCCATTGCATCATATATAGGTTCCTGATTGACTGGTTTCCCCGGAGCCATCTTGGATTCATCAGTCAAGAACTTGGCAGCAACCTGCTTGTCAATCAGACCCAAGGTAATTCCCTCTGCAATCCCGGCCAGAGCAGATGCTGCTTTCTCACCGGTCGTTGCCTCTCGATCTTTAATGCCCAGAATCTGTTCGGCATCATTCCACCCGCTGATACCTTCGTAAGCAGCCATACCGACGCCAACCGCCAACCCCGCAGCGGGGATGAATCTGGCTGCTCGCAAGGCACCTTTACCCAAGCGACCCAGAGTGCCACCTTTCTTACCATGGGGACCTTTACGTCCGAGTAGGTCTATGTCAATGTCTGGGAACCCCAATCCATCATCGGCATTATTTGCATCTTCAATTGGGGCCACATTCTGAGTGGATTCCTTGATGACAGAGTCAATCATCGCCTTGATCTTGGCATCCAGATTGTGCTTACCAGCCTCAAGTATATCCTCTTGGGACGACAGCTTGGCGTCGGAAAGTTTTGGCTCCAGTTTCTTGTCAATCTTGGTCAGCAACCCAACGACAGACTTGAAGAATCGGTCTTTATCCTTTTCTTCAGCATCCTCGGTGATAGACTCAGAATCCATCTTGGAGTCGGATCGATCATACAAGTCCTTAGCTATTGACGAAAATGGATTGGGGCTATCCTTGACAGAAGCATCGGAGTCTCGCAATGCATCTGGAGTCTTGGATTTATCCTCAGTTGCCTTGAATGACTTCTTGACATCCTCATATTCTATCCGAAGCACCGGAGCCTTAATCTCCACGTCTTCAACATCCTGAGTCTTTTTCTTGGACTTCTTGTTGGGGGATTCAATTATCTCATCAACGCTGATTATCTGTTCAGGGGGGAGGCTGGATGCCGGGTGACGAATTGCCTGATCAGTCATCCATGCAAATGGATTTGGTTCTGGTTTGTTCTCTTGGAAATTTTCATGAGTACGAGAATCCTCCATCTGCTTCATGAACCGTTCCCACTGGTCAACGGTCATGACTTTCTGGTCAGGATAGTCATAGGAGTCAAATGGAGCGCCATTCAATCTTGACCTGTCATTACCACCATAGACCAATGAAGGTAGAGTCTCGGTGAAATTTGTCAGAACCTCGGTATGCTTCTTGTTTTCCAACAAGACAGCATCCATAATCTGCATCTGCTCCTTGAACAAAGATACCATCTGAGCCTCTGGAGTCTGGCTCTGCTCATTCTCGCCATTCAACAAGTCACCAATCAGACCAGTTGCGCTCATTGCCCCTCGGGTCAGAAAGTTGTTACCGAATGCATTAAATGCTCCCTGCTGCATCGTCTGCCCGACAGATGTTACATCATTCAATCTGGACTGAATCTTGGAAAGAATCTCAGCATTCTTCCTCATCTGAGTATCCAAACGAGCCTGAGCCTCCCGACTCAGAGATGCTGCTGGATTCAGTGCGGGGTTGATTGGTTGTTGACCACCGGGAGGTGTTGATGGATTAGGAGGCAGCGGCATCTCGTTTCTTCTTTTCTAATTCTTCTATGATCAGGTGATAGTAAACATCACGCTCAAACGGGAACATCATTTCCAAGGTATCAAAGTCGATACCAAACCGCATCATCAACTTGGTATTCAGACGATAGTAATTCTCAATACTATCATTTATCATTGCCAAGGCGAAAAAAGCCATGCAAGCCCTCCAAGAGCTTGCGTTGTTTTGTCTGACATTTAGGGCATGAATAAACCAATTCATGGCGAAGTTCGGGGATGTTATCCACGAAAGATTGAATCCGCAACAATGCATCATCGGACAAGGCATTCAACCATGTATCCAATTCTTCATCGGTGTATTCAGAACGAGGATATACAGAGTCCTCATCAAAAATATTGACTATCAGGCGGCAAATCAGGCTGCTGTTTCTTTCGACCTTATCATCAATCTGAAGGGTATCGGCGGCATCAGTCATGGATGGGAGCCGGAACACGACCCCAATTTTATCATCCAGCATGATCTTGGTCTGAACCTTGGAAGTATCAATCCCAATCTTGCTCAGGTCAATGTTCATACCAATAGGCTCATGGCAACTGACACAGGGGATAGCCACTTTGCGTTCTGCTCCAACCGACGAAATCTGCATCTGCAAGAAGAAGTAGGCAATGTCTGCAGTTGGCGTGTTGTCGTAATCCAAGGTTCCGTTGGTGCAGGAGATGACAACATCCCGCACAGTCTGTGCAATTGTAGCCTCATCTTCGGACTTCTGCGCCAGCAACATAGCCTTCTGTTCCTTGACCAAGAAAGGTCGATAGGAAATCTTCTGCCCAGAAACAGGCAGAACGCATACAATGCTTGGGGAACTTACAATAGGTAATGGTTTTTTCACAGTGGATTACTTTCCAGTCATTTGTTGACGAAGTTGCTCTTGTAGTTCCTTGGTGGTTCCCACAAAGACGACATTGTTATTTACGGTTGTCTCCCCAGACCCGGCAACCAAGTTAAGGCTGCCCGGAGTTGGGGATTTATCCGCATTATCTGCTGCACGAAGTTTCTTCAGTTTTGCCTTGCGTTCCTCAATTTCAATCATCTTCATGTTGATGTCAACCATACTGTTTAGCATGGTATTCAAGACCTCAAAGGCTCGTGGGGATTCCTCAGAAATAGCCAAGCTGGTCAGAGTAGCCAAGGCGTATTCGGCCTTACCCAAGATACCCTCTAAGTTGGTCTTGACATCATCAAATTCTTTATCCTCCGACGAACCAGATTCACTTTTTGGTTCCAAGACAGCGACTGGATTTTCATCGGCAATTGCAATCTCACTCCTTGGCAAGATTACAGGCTCACTCAAAGGAACACCCAAGGCCATGGACATGGCAGCATCATATTTTCCCATACTCAATTCCCATTAAAAATGTTGCCAACGGATGTGATTGCTCCAGTCACCCCTTGGATTACGCCATTGACAGAACCACCAACAACAGTTCCCCCAATAGCATTTATTGTTCCGCCAACAGTATTGTTGACCGCATTACCAACATTGGTGATTGCTCCCAAGACAGAATCAATCACGCCATTCACTGCACCGGTTACTGTTGTTGGTGTCTGCTGAATCGTCTTGACTTCATTAGACCATCCAGCATAGTCATACCAGTCATCTAATTTAGTTGGGTCGGTAATAATTGGTAGCTTGGGGATGACGATCAACGAACCTGTGTTGCGGTTATCTGGAATGGTCTTCTGTCCAATATCAACAGAATTACTGATTGGTATTTCAGAGCCAGCAGGAACTCGCTTGGAATCCCAGCTTTCGTAGGTAAACATCACCTGAAACCGAGTAACATCTCTGGATGCATGAGACAGGACAATATCATTGATTACCTTCAGCATTACCCGATTCAAGGTCACTGTATAGACGATCTGCTTGGCTGCATTCAGTTGATGTATGCGAATCTGGTGTGAAATATAGCGGTTTGGATACTGGAAAACTCCATTGTTGCTACTAACAGTACCCAATGCCCACGCATCAAAAAAGTCCTTGATGACCATATTCTGATCGCACAGGAATGTGGCATTGACCTGACCATACATCTTATCATATACAGCCTCCCGATTCAGACCATAATCCTTTATAGTCTGCGTAGCCAAAGCAAACTCCGGGAACGTAAACTGCTCACAGAAGAGTCGAATCAGGTTGGCAGTGGTTGGGTCGGGAACCAAGAACGGGGGCGGCATTATCTCCACCAAATAATCCGATTGTTTGGCGACACCACGAGACTTGACCTCAGATACAAAAGAATTGAAACTCTTTTTCTCAGGTAGTTTTTCGGCTTTGCGCTGCTTGTTGCTGTATCCACCACGAGGGATGACTGGAGTAAATCCATCCCTCTTGGGCGGAATGGTCAGGCGTCGAAGCTGTTTCAAGACTTCAACGGCAACTTCAGCCTTGTTGGTGGGGATGGTTACGTTGGTTGGGAACCTATTGCTTAATTTTTGTAGAACAGACATTCGGTTCCTCTTTTATGTAGCAGAGATGTTGCGCCACACATACTTCTTATCAACACGACTGTTGTTGGTGCCAACAACAAAGCGCTCAAACGGTAGCATCACTGCATTGAACCATTGTGGAGCAGGGACAAACAAGAACTGCGACTGAACATGATCAAAGCGATACTTCTTGACTGCTGCTTCAACTCCCTGATAACGAGCAACGCCAGCAACAAACCGCCACTGCATCTTGATCTTGCTGGTTTCATCAAGTTTCTTATCCGTGGAAAAGTCCAGCAGATTCTTCAGCAGAACCACGCGGAATTTGACTGGGAGATAGTGAAAGTTGATTCCCGTGAATGTTTCCTCATCCTGAGAAAAAGGAAGCACCAATGGGAATGTGTCGTAGTAGGGCAGTTCATCCTTATACTTGGCTGAATAGAAGAACATGGTCATCTGGCCGGGAATCAGGAAGTTGCGTCTGCGCCCAGAGTTAGCCATCACCGCATTTGGCGATGACATATCCCCCAGATATTTCACCTGTTCAGCAAACCATGCTTGGGACTTTCTGGCGGCGGATTTGTCATGGACAATCCGCTTTGCCATCTGATCCAGATTTAAACGTGCCACCTGTATTCAACCAGTCTTTAAAAAATGCTACTCAATATTTAACCGAACAAAAACTCCGGGTCTGGTTGCTTCTCCATGCTCCATCCCAAGGCATTGGTGATCTTCTCCAATGGAGCAACAAATGCTTTCTTGTATTGTAGATTCCAGTCAATATACTTGACCAGATCAAACTCAGGAGGCAGCTTATCCGGGAAAGCAATAACATCTTCCCTGAAGGGGTTGCGTTTGTTCATCATAATGAACTTGACTCGCTCCCCATCATTAATCAGAGGGTATTTGCTGTCCAGCCCCATTTTCTTCAGGTGGTGATTATAAACCAATGCTCCACGGACTTGAATTGGGGTCTTGGCTCCATAAACAGTTGCCACGGATTCACCATCCAATGATATGGTATTGCCGGAAGTTGCTCCATATACGCTCATACCATTACACCCACGAGGGAATGATGCTTGGGTATAATCCAAGGACATAAATTGCTTCTTGACAGATTCAACATGAGATTGCAGTTCGGATTCGGTTCCTCTTAGGCAGATTGTTGCTGCATCCGTCAGATAATCCTTGACGACGCCGGGGGTGGATGAGCGAACAATGTCAATTCCCATGACTTTCATCTTGGGTTCTTTATATCGGACACCCTCATAATAGAGAATGTCAAACAAATATTTTTTCTTTTGAGACATGATCATGCTGGGACCAATACATTCAAGTTTGAAGCTGATGCGGCAATCATCAACACCCATTGTCTTGGCAAATTCGGATAGTCTTTTGTTTAATTCTGGGGCGATAACCCCAAACACAAACTTCTCAATGAATGTAACGATCTCTTGGTCAGACTTACCGACGCAATGCCGATCAACCAATAGTTGACAATTTATATAGCAACTGTCAGTGTCCATGTAATATACATATTCTCCAGCGGTTCCCAGAATTTTTGACAAAATTTCATCGACAAATTGATTGGTCTTTTTGATGAATACTTGACCAGTTGCGGTAACAGCTTCAGCCATCCTTGGATCGTAATACCTGAAATATTGCAAAGCAAGGTTTCCGTAGAAGGAGTTATTTAAAATTTTTATAGCGCCTTGGGCAATATTCATCGATGCAATACGACTTGTTAAGTCTTTGCATTCCAAGTCACTTCCCGGTGTGCCCTCAATCTCCTGCTTGCGCTTCTCTAAGTTCAACATCTCTTTTTTATACATATTTCGCATATCAAAAGTTCTGTTGATCAGAGTGGGGATGAATCCACATACATCTTTCGTTGTCAACAATCCGTTTGCAGAAATTATAGAATTATCAACAACATATTCGGTATGTTTACCAGCCATAACATCATCAATGAAAATCGGGGAATGTCCGATAATCGTCTCTGGGGAAATGTTGTTTTGCATGATGATGCTGGGGTAGAGGGCTGTAGCATCTATACTGTATGTCCAACCATACTTTCCGGGAACCACATCTTTCACATAGGCACCAACAATACTTTCTTTCTTGTTTGATGGCTTCTTCCAATCCTCAGCAATGTTCAGCCCCAAGAAGTGATTGTAGATAAACGATTCCCAGACCCGCATTGATGAAACCACATCACCAAAGTTACACTTAGCCATATATGCAACCTGCATAGCCAAACGAACCTGCAACATCTCCCCCTCCAACTGATGCAGAAGGTATGTGTCAACCAAGTTATACAAGATGAACTCATTCCAGTAGGAAAGGTAGTTCTCCCTGAAGGACGCCCCCTTCATTGGCAACTTACCATGCTCTAATTCCAAGTTGGCAATGAAGTCCAACTTGAAGGATTCCTTGGCTCCGGGGTTGAACTTCTTGTAGAGAACCAAGTAGTCCAAGTGTGTGATTCCATAGATGTCATATGTCTGACATTCATTACCGTTATCATCCCGGTAGCGACGCTCCTTAACATCTCCCCATGGGGACAACAAGGATGTTGGTTGGTCTCCAAGGACGTTCTTCAGACGATTTACCAAGTAGGGAACGTCAAATCCCTCGCTGTTCCATCCAGAGATGACATCAATTCGCTGACTGCTCCAGAATGTCAAGAAGTCCTTGAGCATAGCTGGTTCGTCCATGTCATACTGGCGAACATCAATGGCATATTCAATGACCGGCTTATCTCCAGTCATCAGGGTGGTATCCTTGATTTTCAGGAGGCGATTCTGAATGTCCAATGCAAATGTGTCGTTGTCGGATTCAATTGCTCGGTTTGCCCAGAGTCGGATCATTCCTGAATGATGGTCAATCATGGATAGCAGCAAGATTTCCTGCTGCGCCAGTTCAGGTTTGGGGAATCCGGCCACATACAATGGCGACTGACGAATGGGATACCATTCACCATCAACCAAGACATCATAGGGGATGTCAGCATCCAAGAGCATCATTGCTCGCTTGTAGCTCAAGGAGATTTCCTTGTCCTTTACCTTGGCATCAACCATTGCATCATGATCCATGTCCAGACCCTCTACCCGAGTCTCGATGTCAAAGAACCATATCTTGGTCTTTTCGTAGTCCCACTGGATCTCGCCCGAGAACTGATTGGCTGTGAACTGACGGATCATGTCAGAACATCCAAAAATCTTGAAGTTCGATACATCAGAATAGGTTTCCACAAATGTCTTCAGTTCCTTGATGGAATCAAACTCCTGCCGACGCAGGGGCTGCTTGGTAGAAAATGACTTGTACTCCCCCTTAGCGTCACTGACAAACAGGTGTGGTCGATACGGTATCTTCTTCCTGACCGGGATGCCATTTTCATACCCATGGTAAAGAATGTTGTTGCCACGAAGCTCAATATTGGTGTAAAAGGTATCTGACATTCAGTAGAATACTTGGTTGTTGATCTTGGCCTTGATGCGACTGTTCCACCCCGGACTGACATGGGATGCATGGAACATGGTCGCTCCTTTGGTTGGGTCTTTGGTCTCTCCACTCAGAACATCCCATGCTATGGAGAATGCGCTGGCGAAGGCTGCATGGTCAACTACCTTGGATGGTTTCTTATACCAAGAAAATTGACCGGGTTGCTTGACAATTCCACAGGCATCTGAAGCTGGGAACTTGGGGGATTGCATTCGATTCAGGACAACATGAGCCACAGCCAGCATACCCAAGGCGCCCTCTCCGCGAGCCTCGTAGTAGATGGTCTGAGCCATGCAGTGAATGTTGGTATCAATATATGCCAACAGTTCAGAATCTTCTGTCTCTGCTGATTGTAGCATATTTGGGGATGCTATACAAAAGCATAGCAGAATAATTTTCAGATAGGTTACCATTGTTCTTATTATAGAAAGAAAAAGGGCCGATTATGGCCCTTTTGTTTTTGGGAAATGCCAGAACTGCGTATCAGTCAATCTGATGGACGGTTGCGGTTGGGGCAGATGACGTCAACTCAATTGAGAGGATGCCATCCGAATAAGTGGTTCCCTTTACCATATAGCCCTTGATGTCATAGGCGCATTCAAAGGACTTTTGGGAGATTCCACGATGGATGTATTTAATTTCCTCGGAAAGAATCTTGGGCAGTCCCTTGATGGTCAGGATGTTACCGTTGGTTGTAACGCTCAGATTTTCCTTTGGGTACCCAGCAACAGCCAGCGTCAGGAATCGAGAGTCATCGGAGGTATACAGATTCCAAAAAGGAAAGGAAGTTCCCCGAGATGCGTAAAGATGATCAAACATAATTACGTCGTTCTATCAAAATCGATAAAACTGACTAGACGGTTCAACGAAGGTGCCTTCGGCGTTACTGCCTCGGGTCTTATGTCTTCTCCGCGCCTGTAATCGGATAATTCTTCCGATGTTTTAAATCCATAAAGATCATCAAGACCCTTATGTAAAATGTTTACAGCAGCATTCAAGTCACGATCATGTTCAGTTCCACAACTTGGGCATTTCCAGTCACGAACATGTAATCCCATGTTAGTCTCTTTATGACCACATGAACTACAAGTTTTCGACGAAGGGTACCAACGATCGATCTTATGGAAGCTTCGACCGTACCAGTTTGACTTATAAGCGATCATGGAGACCAATGAAGACCATGAAGCATCACTAATCGACTTAGCTAACCTACGATTCTTAACCATCCCTTTGACGTTCAAGTCCTCGGTGAGGATCGTATCGTAGTTGTTGACTAACCATGTCGAAAAGTTATGTTGGAAGTCTTTTCTTTGATTTGCAACTTTCAAATGTAGCTTTGCTACCTTTAATCGTTGCTGATTGTACCTTGACGACCCTTTAGTCTTGCGACTAAAATGCTGCTGTGCTCTTTTTAGTTTCGCTTGAGTTTCACGAAACCATCTTGGATTGTCGATTTTGATCCCATTTGACAGGATACAAAGATGCTTTAGACCAAGATCAATACCGATTGAGCGACCGGTATTTTGTTTTATTTCTACTTCAGTTTCAACAAGTATTGAAACGAAATATTGATTACATTTGTTCTTTGAAAGAGTTACCGAACGAAGTTGACCACTAAATTCCCTATCATAAACGACTTTTAATGGAGCCATCTTAGGGATTTTCAAAGTACCCTTGTCGAAGTTGACTCCGGCGTTGAAACCGATGCATGCTCCGGGTAACCGGAAAGAATCATTAGAAACACCACGTTTCTTATAGGATGGTCTACCTAACTTCGTTTTACGTTTCTTGCTAAAGTATTGCTTCTTGAATTCAAACCAGTCCATCCTCTTTTGCTGGAGGGCATAGGAGATAACGTCGTGCATCCAGAGATTCCTGTCTTTCAGGATTTTCTCGTTCTCAGGTAGGACCGGACCTCTATCACACCCATTGAAAGAACTTACGAACTGATTCCAGAGGAAACGCACTGCTCCAAAGTTCCTATCAAGGAACTCAGCCTGCACCTGAGTCGGGTAAACCCGGTACTTATAAGCTTTAAGGATTGTTGGCATTAGAAAGGATTTGTTTGTTGTGGTATTTATCGGCGAGAAACTTAGATTGGGAACTTTTAGGTTTTATCGTTTCTTTACAGGATTTTACGGAATCTTAAACTTTTATTTAATATTGCCGACGATTTAATCCGTCTGTCGGCCATTCGACGGTTCCCGCCGGAATTGGCGGCGAATCAGGAATGCCTCCAGAAGCCCTTAAAAGGCACCTTGGAGGCATTCAAACCAAAAGTTAATGGTTAGGGTTTAACGTCCCGTTTCTTTCCAATTGTATATTTCGAGCAGAGTGTCCAGTTTTCCCGATCTTTGTATGCCACCACCTTGATGGATGACATGGATGCCTTGTTGACAATCATTTCAGGACGAACAACCTTACACATCCCCCAGTCTTCCAAGAGACCAATGATTCGGTTGCGGCGAGCCACGTCTTCCAAGGTCAGGGTGGATTCCTTGCCTTCAATGGCAAAGATTTCCTTGAACGAAATTATATAGTATTTCCCGCGCTTGTGCAGGACATGACAGGATTGGGTCAGGATATTGTCCTTGCGACTGGCAATCCCAATTCGAGTCAATGTTTCCTTGATTTTCAGGAAATCATCTGGTTTTGGTAGGGTGATCTCCACCATCTTTTCCATGGACCAGTCATAAAGTATATCTTCACCGTTCATAGTCATTTTCGACCACCTTTTCTCAGTTCGTCTTGTAGTTGGAGTAGTTGTTTATCACTCAGCAATTCGGATGCAGCCAACGCATCCTTGGTTGAATAGCCAAATGCTTCTTTCAGGAGGTCAACAGTTGCTGGAAGAGTATCTTTCTTGGCCCAGCCACCATATCTTTTTTTCCTGCTGATCGTATTTATCAGATAGTTGTAATGGGCACTATCAGGCATATCATCTGCCATGCATAGCTGATGCACATGAAAGACACAATCTGGCATGAATGAAAGCGCCTTATTGATCATAAACTGATTGTAGGAGCTTTCATTGCCAGTCAATAGGTCTTCTTTAGTCTCGGTGATGGACTTGACAAAATCAAATGGGGAAATTTTCTCCCCAGTCTTCTTGGTCAGCCGATCATCAACAGGCTCAACATAGATGATTGAGTTGGCATCTTCAAACATCGCAACATACCTCAAATGTCATGTTGTAATCATTATCAACCATTGGTCGAATGCTGATTCCATGTCGAATCCTGAAGTCCCATGGAGCAACTTTCAGCGTGGCCTGAATGTCATATGACTTGTCGTGTAGACGAACGCTCAGGTTGGTATCATCAAAAAATGTGGTGATCTGGTTGCAGATAATCCGAGTCAATTCTTGGGTCAGAACCACGGTCGGTTGAGAATTGTAGAATGATTCGGGAATCTTGGAAATGATTGAGATTACCACGTTGTTCTTGACATCTTCATCGGTCATTTTGGCAAAGTCCATACCAATCCCAATATCAACCGCCATCAGATTTGGAATCAATATAGATTCCTCGGCCATCATCCATTCTCCACAGTGCAGAAGAGCAGGCTCACTCAGGATAATGGTTCGTTCCTCATCTTCAAAAGAACTGACGATTGCCAAGGGAACCAACTGCGTCTGGATGAAGTTGTTTACTTCCATTCTGACCCCTTGACCATTTCGATCAGACATGCCATCGTGTTGATTTCTTGGTCAACCACACGAGATGCATAATACTGATACTGAGACAGGATCAGGATGACTTCTGGGATTGTCTGAGGGGTGAATAGTTCCGTCAGATTGTCATAGAAGTGTCGCAAAAGCAACTGATGATCCAAGTCCGGGTTACGAGCCAGCCACTTGCGAACATCCCCAAACTTTTTGTTCTTCAGGAAACCAATCAGTTCATCTGTGGTGGTGTTCTCTTGAATCAAGATACCCGCATCAATCTTTCCATTGGAGGAATATCGTTGAATCTCATTCAAGGTTTTCCGCATGTCGGGATAGTGCTTCTGAACCAGAGATGCCACCGACTTGGGATCATATTCGATGTTTTCTGCCTTCAGAATCGTGGCGATTCTCTTGAAAGCAATAGGAATCAGGGCATTTCGCTCATCCGTGGTCATGGTGAAGTCATACATGGTAGACCTTGACATGATCGGAGCAATGATCTTCTGCTTGTTATTGCTGGTCATGATAAACCGAGTCGTTGCACCGGCAAACTGCTCCATGGTTGCCTTCAGAGAGTCCTGAGCAGACGAGGAAAGGCGGTCACAATTGTGAGTGACAATGCCATTTCCAGTGACAAATGTATGATTCTTGTTGACGGTAAGGTTAATGACCCTGCCGCGACCAAGAGGGAGAATTGACTTTACCTTGCATAATGTATAAGAAGACATGAGAACTTTCAAGAGTTTAGATTTCGGTAAAAGGGATTCGGTGAGCAACCCAGACATGAACTGGTTTACCATTCACATCATAGCGGGCAGATTCATGGGGGTGAATCTTCAGGGTCAAGTTTCTGGGTAGCAGAACTTCGTTATCATGGAACGATTGATTTCCGATGTAGACTCCGGTTGAGTCCTTGGGATGCACCATATGAATGACATGGTGCGCTCCATCAACAGGAGATAGTTTAGCATATTTCAGGGCAATATTTCGATTGACTGACCCGGAAGTATATGCTGGCAGATGCAACATATCTGAATTGCCAACCAACTTTCCGGGATGAAATCCAATACCATGAAATGAATGAAATCCATCGGCAAATGTATTCTTACCCAGCGCAGAATCCACCTTGGTCAGGTCAATCTGGTCAGGAGGAACACTGACATCCTTGACGTGCTTCCTGACAAACAAAGATGGCTTAGATCGAGTCTTATAGGCATCAGTCAAGAACTTGGTCAGGTCGGCAGAGTCAGAATCATGTCCATATTCCATCCCACCAATTATCAACTTCTGGATATGATCCTTGTCAATATCGGTCAGATTTGAGGCATGCGATTGCTGCAGATGATGGTCATGCTGACGCTCCATCCAATCAGTATGAACACCTCGGCTAAGAAGATAGTCCAGCCCCATAGAGAATATGGTTCTGGAGCGAATCGGATAATCAACATCGCTCTGCCTGACCCATTGATCCAACCCATCGGATTCAGTCAGGTGACTCTTAGCGCATGTCTGTTCATGCTGAATGGCAGCAACCGGAACCGAATTACTCAGATTCGGCCACTGACGAGACTTTGCATGAATCAGTCGATATTGATCCGCAATTGCATCAATCATTGGCAACAATCACCAAGTAACCATCCAGACCTTCTTCAATCGTGCGCTGGACAATTGAACCATCTGGAGACTGACACATAAAAGGGTGCTTCTTGTTGCAGACGATAGTTTTTCCGCTATCCAGCATCACCTCATACATATCATCCACCTTATCGGAAATTATAGAGCCAGTATCATTCTCAAATTCTTGCGTTGATTCATTGAATGACACAATCGGGTACTCTTGACCAAGCTCAAGTTCTTTCAGAGCAACAGGTTTCCACAGGTCAGTATGTCCAACACGAACAGTCTCATCTTCGGACAGACATTCATCCAACAAGACAACCTTCATGTTACCATCGAATGACATGGTGGATGCAAAGTTGGATACCTTGTTTCGCACCACATCAATGCCAGTCTCATTGGATGCATTGATATACAGCATGTCGCCTGAGATATCCCCACAGATTGCCTTGGCTAGGCTGGTCTTACCTGCCCCGGCAGGCCCATGAAAAATCATATGCTGAAGGTTATTGGAGTCAATGGCATCCTGAATGGAGTCCTTGATTCGTGCAGGCAGGATGCAATCGGAGACAGAACGTGGGCGGTATTTTTCAACCAAGAGCAAATTTTCAACCATAACAAATCATTCAATAAAGGGATGGAAACATAGAAGAGTTGGATTGTATCATAAAAAGGACACAATCCAACCCATTCAGGCGCAGAAGATCACTTCTGGAAGGCGGAATCGGTTTCCCATGCCAGCATATACAGACGGTCATTTCCAGAAATCTTGCATGCCTTGCGAGTGCTGGACAGAGCAAACTCATAATCATCGGGCATCATCTTGAACAATTCAGCCTTCAGATTCACCGAGAACACATGCTCGGTCTGACCGATTTCGATGTGCAATTGGTTGGCGTTCACGTTGTTCTTGTCGGTAACAGTGATACCAAACTTGGTTCCGTCGCCAACAATAGATACAAAAGGAGCCTTCAGAATGGATGCAGAGCGAATGATCTGTTGAAGCATGCCAGAAGAAAGATCAAACGTCACCTCAGCATCCGCTGGAAAGTGATTGGGGTTCTTTGGATAGATCAGGACAGAGTGCTCCGCCGACTGGAACCGAACCTTCAACTTGTCTTCGCTGATATAGAGGGTATTGCCATCAAATGTCAGTTCAGGATTGTTCATGATCGAATGAATAGACAGCAGTTCATTCAGGTCATAGATACCAAATGTGTCATCAAAAGTTTCAGCAATCTTGGCCTCAGCATAAATCCACTTGGTTGGAGACAGGGTATAGAGGATGTTGCCTGGTTTGATCAGGAGGTTCTGGTTGATGCTGGCAAAGTTCTTGATGATAGCCAGAGTTTCTTTGGAGAGTTGCATGATTAAGTTTTCTTTCAGGGGTTGGTTTTGGTGATTGTGGTTTCGTAAGCGGCGATGAGTTGGTTGTAGATGGCATCAAAGTCTCGGATGCCAGTTGCCAAGATGCGCTCCAATACCTTGTTATCTTCTTCGCCTCCCCACAGTTTAACATAACTTCCGGTCTTGTAGCCGTTGTTCAGTCGAAAAAGATTCAGCGCATTCTTGCCAATGTAGTAGTCAACCACATCTGCCAGAGTAAATCCGGCAGATACCAAGACTCGCATGTATTCCCGGCTGATGCTGGGGAGGTTTGGATCTGTTGCTGCATTGACAAACTCGTCAATGTTCAGCAGCACATCGGCCTTTTCACGCTGGGGAGTATGACGAACAGCATACTCATAATTGGCAACCACATGCGCCGGGAGTTCCTTGAAGGCAATCCGACCAACCATCAGGTCACTCATATAGAAGTGGAAAATATCCACCAGTTCCATCAGTAGTTGCTGACGGTCAACAGGAGCATCAACATTCTTCCACCATTTATAATGGACGAAATCTGCAGCCTCGGCTGCTTCAACCCACATGGCTCGTCGCCACTTATACCCAGCATTTTTCCATTGAGGAGTCACAGCAGCATTGAATGCGTCCTGCATCTCAAAACAACGGTTCAATTTATTCAACATTCTTTAGTTACCTGCTTGAAATTTCATAAAATCAATTGCTGCGCGAATCTGATAGTTCCTGTCACGCAGCGCCTTCAAGACATCCTCTACATATTCAAAACAGAATGTGTAGTAGGACGTTTTGTCCTTTAAGTCCAACAGAATAGGATCGGTCTCCAAGAGCCTTTCCAGTTCGGACTTCAATGGGGTCTTATATGGATACTGTTCCCACCCGTTCTGTTCAAGTTCTGCCTTGGTCATCTGTCCACTGAAGTAACGGGAGCGAACCCCCTTCATCTCCAAGAACTTCTTTTCCAAGGAAAAGATCCGAATCTTGTATTCGGTCATGATATCCAGATACTTCTGGTGCAGATTGGCGGTCCTGATGGATGCCGTATCCAGATGCATATGGTCAATGGTTGCATCGACCTTCCATGCGGCCTGTAGGTCTTCCAGAGATGTCATCGTGGGTATTCATCATCAATGTCATCCCAACCCTCATCCTCTCGGGTTGGAATCTTCTTCCATGATCGATACTTGTCTTTGCGATTGTATGTATCGCTTGGGTAGCGACCATCATGCTCATCCATTTCAGCCTTTCGGTTTCGGGTCTGATGGTTACGAGGTGCCGACCAAGTTCCATTTTGAATATCAATACGGGCGCTGCCCATCTAAAGTCTCCGGTTAGTGGTGGTTGGAAAGAAACCCAGATTCTACCACAAAAATCATGGGTTGGTTGTAATTTAGCCCAAGATTTCCTTGAGTTCTGTATATCCGCCAATGGGATCACCATTGATGATGATCTGAGGCATGGTCTTGGCCGTTGGGATGATTGCCAGCAAGTCATCCCTGCTGTATCCATAGCCAATTTTCCGTTCTTCATACGGAATGCTTCGGGAGTCAAGCAATTGCTTTGCCATTGTGCAATAATTGCAGGCATCTTTTGACCAGACAATAACGTCCATTATGTTTCCTTGCTTATATCAGAATGAATCCCATCCACCAACGGCAGATGATTGCGAATACTCAGTCACGCTGGTTTCAAAGAAATTGCCCTTGACGCTTCCGTTAAGATACTCATATGGATTATTGGTCACGCCGGGATAGCATTGGTCAATCCGCAGAGCCTTACATCTCCGATTGGTCAGCCATTTGACATACTGCTCAGTCGATTCTTCAGAGATACCTAATATGCGATTTCCATAAACAGCCTTGCCATATCGAATCTCATGCTCAGAAGCTGTCTTCAGGGAATTGAATAGAATCTCTTGGTCTGTTGTGCTGCGATCAAATACTTCACGAATCAGGTTGACCATAAAACTGACATGAGTTGATTCGTCATTCTCAATATACTTGATCATTGCCGCAACCCGAGCACACTTGTTACGCGCAGCCAGCATATAGAAGTAGTTGAATCCCTGATAGAAATAGATGCCCTCCAGAGCCATATCCCCGGCCAATGCATGCTTGAAATTCTCCAGAGTTGCATCCTGATTGAATTTCTCATACTGATTGGCAATGAACTGATTTCGCTCCAACAAAAGCGGATTGTCTCGCCAGCGATTGTAGATAGCATCCCGTTCTGTTGATGGGAACAGTTCCTGTAGCAGATACTGATACGACTGCGAATGGATCATCTCCTGAAATCCTTGCAGAGTAAAAATCTGACTTATTTCAGGGGCGGTGATGTAATCTGCCAAGTTTGGTAGGTTGGCAGTCTGCATTGAATCCAATGCGATCAGGAAAGACAAAGTATCCTTGAATGCCTCCATCTCGTCATCGGTCAGATTCTTGATGGTTGTCTTGTCCTCAACCAATGATACCTTCTGAGGAATCCAATGGTTATTCAACATGATGTTATACAAGTCAGACGCCCATGTATACTTCACTGAGTTAAGGTTGGCAATGCCTGTTGGGTTCCCGCCAATAAGCATTCGAGACTCTAGAGAGTCGTCGCCAGAAGCATTGAAAAGTTTTCTTTTTTGTAGGTTCATTTTTAGTCTTGCAAAGAATCCGGGGATTTACTTATCACCCAGATTCACTCAATTATCTTGTTCAGGATGCGCAGGATTCGCAGGAAGCTTCCTCCTTTACAGCCAGTTCATTTTTCTTGATGTGGCGAATATAATAGATGGCCTTGCACTTCTTCTGATGCGCATAATGAATTGTATCCCATACGGTCTTGGCCGTAAACTCAGGATCATTGTGATCAAACATCAATTCCATACTGATTCCAGTATCAATATGCTTCTGCAATCGACTGGCGACATCAATGATTTCCTTAGCCTTGAATTTTGGCAGGGTCTTGGTATATCCCAATGGATATTTTGCCAAAAACTTAGCAGCGGTAATCTGTTTTCCGTTGCTGTTTTCTTCAACAAAGAATGTATCAAATACAGGGAGGAAACTGGATGAGCAATCCTGATAGACAGAAGTGGATGTAGTTGGGGCCGGAGATGTCAACTGAGAATGTCGCATGCCATGCCGGTCAATCAGAGTCTGAGCATAATCCCAATCATACTTGCCACAACCATCCTTCTTAAATCGAGCAGTCATCTCACCAGTTTTCCACTGAGAGTGCTCAAATGCCAAGAAAGAACCATATTGTTTTGCCAATTCAATGGACTCTAGAACAGCATTATACTCAATACATTCAGCGATTTCCGAAATTACATCCAAATCTTTGTATGTCAGCTTGTTTTTGACCAAGTAATCATGAAGTCCCATGATGCCAATTCCAATGGTGCGGAAGCGTTGGTTATGAGCCTTGGTGATTGCGGTTGGGTCGTTGGTCAATTCAATCCCATATTCAAGCATGCGACATGCCTGACGAGATACACGAGCCAATTCATCCATATCCTTGATGTTGGATAGGTTAATGGAGCAGAGATTGCATACGTGAGCATAGACATCCGGCTTCGTATTGGAATACGATTCAACGCAAAGGTTCACGTTCAGGATGCCATATGTCTCAGGGTCATCCCGATTTGGGTTTGCCTCATTGATCGTGTCAATAAACGCAACATAAGGCATTCCAGTTTCAAACATAGGCACCATTGCCTTTTTCATCAGGTCGCGAGCGTTGTCATATTTCTTAGCAACACGCAACTTACCTGCTTCAAATGCAGCCTCAATCTTTTGATATGCATCCTCAAAGGCCGAACCATACAAACCACGAACATCAATACCAAGCACATTCTTGACCTCGTATGGACAGAATGTAACCCAAGGTCGCTGCTCCAAATCACGAATCATAAAGGAATCATGCATCACCAATTGAGGAAACACATCATACGATTTCAGTCGAGGATCGCCATGTTCCAATTGCATCTCAAAAAAATCAAGCACATCATTATGCCAGATGGGAAGGGCAACAGTGCCAGCCCCTGCGCGTTTGCCGCCTTGATTTACAGCAACCAATGTATCATTAATTACTTTAATCCACTGCAGAACCGGCCCAGCAGCATTCTTATTGCCAGCAACATCAGACCCACGGGCGCGAATATATCCCAAGAAAACGCCAATACCACCCCCATTTTTGCTAATCTGAGCAATTCGTTTCACATTATCGTAGATGGAATCCAAGTCATCTTCAATAGCCAGAGTAAAGCACGATGAAACATTACCACCCTTTCGGAGATTGGACATAAAAGGGGTGGCTAAACTAATCTTGCGCTGACTCAGATCGTTATACAAAGATGTTACATAATTCATGCGACAATCTTCTTGCGCCAACTGACCGAACCGCATGGCACTGACCATGTGCATATGCTGATTCAGTTCATGTTTACCCAAGTATTTTTTCTGAGCAGTTACCAATGATGCATGCGAATGCTCCAAGTCGCGCTTATGATCAATGACATCACCCAAGATGTCAAGCTGCTCAGATGTATATGTGGAAATAAGTTCCTTGGGATATTCGCCCTTTTTGAAGTTATAGTGAACAATCTCGCTGAATGTTTTGTTTCTGAGTTTGTAGTTTCCCCATTGCTGCATTGCCAATGCGCGACCAGCAACATTAATCCATCGAGGTTCCTGTTTTGTGGATAGTTGAAGGGCATGTTGGATGATGTTATCCTGAATCTCAGAAGTCTTCATGCCGCTGCGAACAACCTGATCCAATGTAGACTCAAGCTGAAGTGGACTCACCCCGGTTCCTTCTGTGGCAAATGCAATTGATGCCTTAATCTTAGTCACATCGTATGGAACGCGCGACCCATCCCGCTTAACGACAATAATGTCCTTCTTATTCATTCTTGGTGGCCTTCTTCTATTTGATAAATTGATTCGATTCCAGAATTGACAACCAGCCATGGGGACTTTGGTGGTCTGTCATACCTATCCTTGTTGTCCATCATTGACAACCAGATCATCGTGATATATTCCGATACTCCGAAGTATACCACATAATGAACGGCAAAAATGATAGCAAACGCAAATTCTGTTGGGGGATTATTTAGCAAGGTAGAACTCCCCATCAACGACTTCAAAGATATGCTTGTTGGGGCGGTTCAGTGCTCTCTCTTGACCCAACAGATCAAACAAGTCACCCCTGAACTCACTCACCACAGCACAATTCCTTTTTGACATCAGCAATGTTGCCTGTTTTCCGTAAGCAAACCATTCAGGAATGAATGGCGCATGATAGGAGCCTTCAGGAACATACTTGGCTACCGAGGTATCAACCAAAGATTTGAATCGCTCTGGAACGGTTTTAATGCCCTTGTAGGTGCATAGAACAGATGACCCTCTGCGACTGAACATCAGACCCCTATCAGATTCCTGATATTCGGCCTTTGGAATCAGCAATGTGATGATTTCCTGCCGACCCTGAAGTAAAACGCTGCGATGTCGGTTTCCAACTGTGAAACTATGCTCGATGATTGTTGCTGACATTTCAGAACCGTATCCATTCTTTGTATTTCAACTCTGCTTCCAGACCCCGATATGTGGAATCATTGATCAGTCGCATCAGGTCATCAACCGACATACCGGACTGAATGATCTGGTTGATGTCCTTGGGGGTATCCTTCTGCCAGATGCAGACCTTTTCCCCAGCCCTGACCATCTTGTAGATGCCCTCGCATACCTGCCGGTTCCTTGGTTCATTATCAGGGACAAATATCTTATCCTGAATGGTTGTCAGTTCATGATCGGTGTATGATGCCATCCCAACAGCAATTGCATTTGGGATGAACAGGCTGTCCAATGGCCCCTCAAGGACGTAAACAGGCTTCTGGGCGTCGATACTGTCCAGTCCATACAATCGGGTGGAATTGCGGTCTGAGACGGTATAGAGGTATCTGTTAGCTTCATTACCAAATGCTCTGGCGGCAACTCGCGTGACATTACCATAACGGTCAAAGAATGGAATGATCAGTCGAGGATGCTCGATCTTTGGATCAAACTTCTTTTCGTTGTAAGCAGATACCCACTTGACATACTGAGGACAGTAGAAAAGTCGATTCCACTGGCTCTTGGGTATCATCCTTGACCGAATGTAGTCCATGGCAGGGTGAGATGAATCCATCATGTCCAGACGAGTCAACGATGTCATATCAAACTTCTTGACCTTTGGTGATGCAGTTTCTGTTTTTGGTTGGGCTGTCTTGGTTGGTATGAATGTTGAACCACCGAACTTTTCCTTGAATGTTTCCAAGCGATACTCATCATACAATGACTTATCTTGGGTTTCAAGGAACGATGAAAACTTCATGGATGCTCCACAGTTGAAGCATCCCATGTTGTAGCAGTCTGCACCCGGTGGGACATACAGACCACCACGGGTCTTATATGGGTTCTTCTTGGAGTCACCACAGAGTGGGCAACGGAACACATAGGAGTTCTGTCTGACCTTCTTGAAAAGGGACAGGCGACCAGAGATGATGTGAATGAATTTTTCGTCAAGCCAAAGCATAGTGATGCAATGATACCATACAAACGAACGTCAGAGGTGACTTAGGGTAAACACCTATTGACAGGTCAAAAAAGTGTGATACAATAACCGTGTCGGTTCCCTTTAAGCCAAAAAGTAAATAATTTACTATATATATAATATTAAAATATAATTAATATGTATATATTAAATAAAGAATATAATTATATACTGATATAACAGTAATTACAGGGAAACATGCCCGCAAGGGCATCTTGGCGTAGCCAAGCAAAAGGATCATTTAAGAGCCAAGAAGTTTCCAGTAGTCAGTGCCTGACGCAGCTTATCACCGGCAGTTCCGGGAGTTGCATTGGTCAATAGAAAGTCCCAGATGTCATTCACAGTGAACAAAGAACCGGCAGATGGGGTTGTGTTCACAAGGTTGGATACGTTAGCAGCATACTGAGGAACCAGTGCCGATGTATAATACGGGGTATCAAAATCATCAGACAGAAGAACCCCATTCACCCGAGTCAAGGTGAAGTCAATTGTCAGCTTCCATCCATTCATCAGGAAGTAAATGTCTCCTGTGAATTTACCACCACCCATAGGGTCAAGACCAGTCACTCGCATTGCTGGTAGGTATTTCAGATTATCTCCCAAGACAACCCAATCAACCCATGCAGAATAGAGATCGGTTCTCAGATCAAGCGTAGCGGCTGTCGGTAGGACAGATATGATTTTTGTATCACCGTCAAAGGTTACTTTTGCCATAGGAAGGATTCAATCACCAAAACAAAGAAGGGAAGGGACTACCATTATTTAGTCCCTTCCCATGCATAGGATAGCCTCAAGAGTTACCAAGAGGCTTGCGTTACTTTAAGCAGTATAGACGCGATCTTGCTCGGCAACCAGAGAGAAAGAAATGTTCTTGCTGCGAGTCAGGACACCGGTAGCAACAGCATACTTGCCGTAACCGGGGCGAACGCCAACAATAGTAACGGGACGATCAGTGCCGGACGTAAATCCAGACTGAGAGTTGCCATCGTAATCATACGAACCACTGAGTGTTCCGGCAGTAACCACACCAGAAATAGGAACACCCTGAGCATCGTTCACGGTAACAGCACCGGATTCGCCATAGTCGTTACCTGCACCAGGAGGCGCAGTAAACATCATGCGGAAGGATGAGCCAGCCCCGACCAATGGGGTGTTGAACGTGATTGTCCATGCGGATTCATAGGGGAATGCGCGGAACACGCCGGAGTCATCCTTGAATGCAACCCGGTTAGAGTCAACAGGAAGCACGTTGTCAATATAGACAGACGTGGCAGTTTCCAAGTTGTCGCCCACAAAATACATCAAAGACTCGGCAGTCTTACCAATCACAACACCGGCAGTACCGGCAGTATTGATGTCCGAGTTCTGACGCAGCAAATACTGAACCTTGGTATAGATTTGCTCCAGTGTTGCGCCGTTGCCATCAACGATGATCTTGTAGTTGTAGTTGGTGCCGCCAATGCTACGTGTCTGGTTGGCTGTGTAGTAGCTGACCGTGATGCCCGAATAAGGAGCAGCAGACATTGCTGCATCGTTGGCCTGAATCTTCAGGTCATCTTCGTTGGAAAGCAGCAAGTTGACGATGAAAGCGCCGGTAGAAGTCTTACCCGTATCGGCCAGAACCGAGTCTTTGTATTTCTTACCATACTCACGGACAAAGCCTTTGAAGTAGGCGCGATTGTCAAAGCTGGTGGTTGTTGGGTCTGCAGCCAAATTACCCAAGACCTGAATGCCCTCGTTCACCTGATCGTCAAATGTAAAGTTAGATGCAGCATCTGTTGACGTTTTCTGGTAATACAACTGAGATCCAGCAGAAACGGTACCCAGACCAATGATACCAACGTATTCACGAGCCACAACACCAGCAGAAGTGAACTCAGTCCAGCCACCATCACGCAGCATCTGGCGAGTAGTGTCATCGGCTGGTTTCCAGCCAGAATAGGTTGCGCCATCGGTACCGAATTGATACTGACCCGAGTTACGGTCAATTGCATACATTGGGAATGGGCTATCCTGATAACCAGAAGTAGTCCAGAGGTCAACAAACTTGGAATACAATGCTGCCAGAGACACGCCATCCTTGGCGATCAGGCCACCTGTAGTGGAGCCATCTGTCGAAGCAATCAGCGTAAACGTCTTGGCGGTTTCATCAATAGTGATGTTGGTGCCGACTACAATCTGGGACCGGCTGGTGAGTTTTGCCATGATAGAATCTTTCTATGATCTATGGTTGTTAAAAGAAAAAATTTCGTTGACTATTTAGGGAAAATCAGATGTAGTTTCTATCCCGGAACAATTGAACTTTGTATTCAGAGTCAATGCCAGTCATCGTGATGCCTCGGAAATAAGCAGGGACATATTCTGGTCGGAATACCCCAATGGTGATGGTCGGGAATCCCGAATAGGTAAACGTCCATTCATTGGATACGTTATCCCCAGTAGCCAGCACGTTTGCTCCCGTGCCGTCGGCAGGAATCAGATCGTCATAAATGACAATATCAGAACCGGCAGGGAATCCAACAATCTTGAATCCGGAAACGGGAAGCGGATACAATGCAGCATTCTGCAATGCCAAGGCGGTTGCGCCATCAATGTTGAATGAATCAATCCGGTTTGTTGTGCTGGCAACAATACACGTAATCCTGATCCTCAGACGGAATCCATCAACAGGGTCTAAACCTGTCTCAGCCAGCAGGTTTGCATTAGAGCAAGTTTTCCAACCACCCCAGCCGTTACCTTTATCCAAGTCATATTCATAAGTCATATTGGCTACGTTTTGCCCCTGACGAGCAAACGAAGTCAGACCACTCCACCCGAGAATTTTCCAAGGCCATGTCCATTCAACCTGATCACCAACCAACAACATAGCCAATCGACCAGCACCTGTGAATCTTGGGAGCCCATACGTAACCTGATATGCGTCTGGATTGGTTGCATTCTTTTCAACAAGAATCAATGCAGCGCGGGTTGTGTTGTCTCCAGTAAACCCGTCCCACATACAGTTGCCATACACAGCAGAATAGCTTGTTGGAACCCCACCGGAGTTGAAGCGGTTGCCATGAACCTCACTGTTCTGCTGCTGCGGTCCAATTGTCTTTGATGCATCGGTCATGTAGTTATTGACCGAAGTGAATCTGTTGGTGGTGTTTGTCCCTCCATGCAGACCCAGACGCAAAGCAGTTGTCCAATTGCGTTGAATCATGATGTCGGCGTTGTTGCCACCATCATCAAAGATGTACGCCATCAAGTTGACGGTTCCGGCATTGAACGGTTCAGCGGGAGTTCCGCAAAACCTCAGAGATGAATTTTGCGTAGTGTTTGCAAAGAACAACCCCAAATATGGATGGCAGTTAGCAACACCCGGCCAATTCTTGATGTTTTCAATCACCAAGTTCTGAGTCATTGCAACCGATTCAACCGCACGAGCCCCAATTGTTGTTGGGGTTGTCCCCACACAGTTGTCGGCATAATAGTGGGTATTAATCTTTAGTCCAGCGGCAGCCTGAACCAATACCCGCTTGGTGAATGTCCAAATCTCATTAATGATCATTGGTCCGTTTGTGTTCAGGTATATTGCACCAGAAACAGCAGTCGCTGCTCCTGTATGCCCGCCACGAAGTTTGTTGATGTTCCAACCACCATAGCAGTTGACAATGATTGCAGCATACCCAGATGTTGCAGATGCTCGCCCCCTGAGCCATGACATCGTTCCAATCACACCACCGTAGTAGCATTGCTGAAACACGATACCGTTAGATGCAAACTCGGTCGTTGCTGTAGACAGCCCCTGATGTAGATTGTCAACATCAATCTGAGTTGCCACCTCGCCAATCAGGATATTGTCGCAGACATGAACATCCCGAATATACAGAGAATATGCCTGTAGGATGTTCCAATACCATGTGCCGGTCACCTTGCGAATATCACAAAGCCCAGCGTTAGTAAACGCCGATTCATAGCGATTTCCCATTGATCTCCATGGTTCCACGTTTGTCTGTAGATTGGTAACATCACACTCTTGCAGAATGATTGACGGAATCCTTACTTTGCATCCAGACACCGGAAGATCATTGCAGACGGACGCATCATTCCCAAGACCAAGCATAACCACGCCTGCTGTGCTGATGTACACAAATCGAGAGCGACTATCGGTTGAGCAGTTTACTGAAGTTGCATACAAACCAGCATTTGGCCAAAAATCATATACGCCAGAACCGGGAGCAGTTTCAATTTCAACGCCCGGATAATCAGTTCGTGTTGCTGCCGTAAAATGTGGAAGTTGCATTGTCTGGCCTCGTATGCCGTTGGTCTGTCCGACGCTAAACCAATCGCCGCGCATTGACATTGAACCAAGGCGAGAATGGCTATGTACGCGATCTTTAACCCCGACGAGATGAATCCACCCCTGCTCTTGATCAGTTATCCCCGTCACTGCAATACCAGAAACTGCGCTACCGGCAACAAAAGTACCGGCAGTAACGCGCAGTTTCATCCAACCATTGGGGGGAACCGCATCTCCTGTAGAATATACAGTACCACCAGTCCGGTCAGACATCACACAAAGTAATACACCAGAGGCTGAACCTTGCGTGATGACCGTTCCGGCAGCAGGTATGGTGCCTACATTACCGATGAATGAAACCAGTTTGGTGAATTCGGTAGTGACTTGGAATAGTCCACCCAATGTTGAACTGACCGTAAGGTTTCCGAGAGGGCCAGTTGTGGGGGTTGTGTTTGGGCCATACCGAGTATCGCTGTCAATGATTAAAGTTCCGGCATCTACGTTATACGTATCTGAGCCGGTTTTCAGAGTCAATTCAGTGATATACTTTGTTGTCGTTATTGTGTATGATGCCATTTGGAATGAATCCTAAAATCTAATGTTCAGAAGTTATTTACCGGAGGCAAAGTATCGCCTAATTTTCTGAAAATGACTATGCGATCTGGCATGGTCATTGGAATTGTGTATGTTCCATTTGTATGTGGTTATGGGGACATATTTCCAACCAACCCCGTATGAAACAATCAATCTCATTACAAAATCGCAGTCATTTGGAAGCCAGTCTTGCTTCTGGATTATCTTCTTGGCTTCTTTAAGAGCATTCAGAGCAAAATCCCTGCGATAGATTATGGTCTGGTGTGGCTTAGTTATGCCACGAGTTTCACTGGTAAGATTCCATTCGGTTACGCCTTTGAAACTGAGTGGATGCGTGTATCCAGTTGAATAGGAAACAATTGAGTTGGTATATAGGGCGTCTGCATTATGTCCGAGCAAAGAATCAACCAAATCAGTGGTCAACATAGATTCATCGTCATCATCGCAGAAAGAAACAAAGGGCAAATCGCCCTCTTTAAACCCGGATTCTCTGCCGGTCAGTATATTCTTGCCTTTGTTGTCAATGACACTGATTGAGCAACCGGAGGACTTTAGACTATTCAGACAATTTGAAATATCATCCCTTGTCTGGAGGACATGAATACTCAGCAACGAGGAATGCATCACCGGTTACCATTTGCTTTTTGGGCATGGTCCAGTGATGCATTTGGTCTTGATGGGGCAGTTGCATACCCCACAGACGACAACTACCCACCCCAGAGCATTGCGTTCTTTTTTGTGTTCGCAATTCTCACATACAGAAAACCGAGTCTTATAGACTTCGGAATTGGGCATATGAATGACTGGGATGGTAGCCATCAGTCAGATCAGTAACCGGAACCGGCCAAGCCAGCGGTTACGTTGGTGCGGAAACGAGCCACCAGAGCCACGCAGTCGATGGCTTCCACGCCAGCTTGGAAGGACTCCAGAGCGTTCAGGCGGTTGCCATGGCCGTTGTGACGACCTTCTTCACGTGCATCCAAGGTGGACACAGCAGCCTGTGCTGCAGCGGCGGCAGCGGCGGCGGCGGTTGCCGTGGCTTGGGCAGTAGCAGCAGCAGTAGCAGCAGCTTGGGCGGCGGCAGAAGCAGCAGCCACAGCACCGGACAACTCGGTGATGCTGGATTGCAGAGCGGTGATCTGTGCAGCTTGGGCAGCATCAGTACCGGTCAGATTGCCAATATCATTCTGCAGAGCGGTGATCTGTGCAGCAATAGCAACACAATCGCAATCAGGAGTAGTCTGATTGATAACGTCAACTTGACTAGCCAAGTTGTCCAACTGAGCAGTCAGTGCAGCAATGGTATCCTGCAGTGCTTGGTCAGCAGCTTGACGAGCAGCGGTTTCTTCACCCAGAGCAACGTTGATGTTGTTGACCAGAACTTGCAGTTGGGCAACAACGGTGCTGTTTTCCAAGCTGTCAAGGCGGTTACCCAGAGCAACCAGTTGGGTGATGATGTTTTGGGCGGTCTGATAGCCTTCGGTTGCGGGATCGGAATCCAGAATGGATTGAATCTGAGCAACGGCGGCGTTCAGAGCCTGAATATCCACGTTGGGCATGCCCAACAGGGTGTTGATTTCGGTACGGATGGCTTCGCCAGTGGCAAGGCCAATACCGTCCAACAAGCATTCCAAGGTTTGATTCAAAGTAGTCATTGACTTTTCTCTTTCTATTTTTAGCTAAAAATCCAGCACTTTAGGCGGCTGGTGATTCCCCGTCATTGCTATTGCTGGCTGTCGGCGCACAAGCGCCACCTGTCAGGATGGCATTCAGTTGTTCTATACGGGCAACATGAGTTGCAAGTTCCTGCTGTATCAGACAACGAACCAATTTTCCAACCTCAGCACCTATTCCAGCAAAAGCACATTCCAGTTTCTTGTCCAGAGCATCTTGTTCAGACATTCTTTACCTCATTATTTAGGGTTATTGGCAATTCAGGAAAGCTCTCGAAACTCCGATGGTCTTCCACATTGTTTCATACAAGTTGCCTGTTCTTGTAACTTGGCAACCCGAATAACCAGAATCTTGACTTCAGCATCCAACTTCTGATTCTCAATGCTCATCAGGACAAGTTCATGTTTAAGCCGGTCAATTTCAATCTGAATGTTCCCAATGTTGCTGGTATTCTTTAACAGAACTGAAGTCACCTTACTGTAGTTACGTTCGGTATTGATGCTACCTACCACCTGAAGAATCAGGGTTACCAGAGCAAATATGCATGTCAGCATAACCGTAATCTGGAAAAAAGATGAGTCTATAAATGTCATGGCTAAACTGAGTTGGTTGTAAATCACGAATATGAAAGTGTTGCTCTATTTACCCAAGAGTGAGTAAATGTTCCGGTTCCGGCAAATTCAACTGAGTCCACATTAAGGTTTGCATCATAGGTGATTCGTCGAATGCGCCATGTTGATGCTGTTGGTGGAGTTGTTGGATTTGCTTCCCCAATATAGGTGATTAATGGGTTTGTATCGTCAATCAGCTTGGTAAATTCTTGTTGTGTGGTGACCATATCAGTCCATTCGTAGTCAAAATCTGTATCGCTTTTCTTAATCAGAACCTGATTAGCCAGTCCACCGGGAACCCCAATGAACACTGTCTTATTTACGAATCTCTTGGTTGTCTCATCCCAGACCAAGAAATCTCCATTGACCAGACTACCAACCGCAACATCGTCCAGTCGCCTGAACAGAACCTCACCCCCACCACCTGCATTTGCAGCCGCTTTAGATGCAATCTGAACCATCTTGCGAAGCTGGTTGACCTCAGTGACCAACCGAGCTTCCAAGGCCGATATAGACTGTTTTAAGAGCCTTAGTGCGGGTTGCTGGTCAACAGGAACTGGGGTGGCCTCCACAGCCTGAATCTGTTCAACAACCTGAGTGACTTCTTCAATTGCCTGCTCAACAACCTGAATCTGCTCTGCCATTGGTTCATCAACGAATGGCACTTCAGCCACGGCTTCAGCAACAACTTCCTTGACGACCGTTGGGACTTTCTTGCCAGCCAGCAGGCTGAAAAAGTCACCTAACTTGGGTATTGTTTCCTCAGCCAAGGCAGAGAATTCCTCTTTCTGTTGGCGCTTGGTTTCCTTCAGCCCTTCCAAGAGAACCGACAATTGGGATTGCGTATCACCAAACGGGGTGGATACATCCTGATCTTTTTTCTTTTTGTTCTTCATGGTTGGAATGGGATTTCGGTTACGGTTACATTGAATTTTTCTTTGCGATACAAGGCAATTCGTTCCAAGGCATGTTCATAAGCATAGTTTTCGCGCTTTCCATATCTGATGTCATCTATAATGTCAATCAGGGTCATCTTTTCTTTACCCTCAGCCAATCGCAGGCCGCGACCAATTGACTGTGTGATTGTGATTACATCCTTGGACGGTAGGGCAAAAAGAACATTCCTCAGATTTGGGATATTGACTCCTGTGCTCATTGTCTGGGCTGTTGCTACAATGACACAATCATCAATGTTTGCCACCTTTCGGATGGCTTCGCGCTCTGTTGCCTTGATAGTCCCGGCCACAAAGTAAACTGGCTTGTCCGTCATGGATGAAATCAACTCATACAGAGGCTTGGCGTGTTTGTCCCTGAGCTTGGTCAATACCAAAGTTGTTCCTACAGTAGCACACGAAATCTTGGCGATGAATTCGTTTCTTTTGTTCAATCCCAGCAGGAATTCAATCTCATCTGGGTACTTGGTCTTTTTCATTGACTTCTTGATGTCATCTGGATATACCAATGATAGGCAGCGAATATCCAACTGAGATACTTGACCGCTATCCATCAATTCCTTGGTGGTGATGACCTTATGCACCGGCCCCAAGTAACCCTCAATCTGCAACTGATGGATTTTCTGGTTATCCAGAGTTCCTGTAGTGCCGATTCGATAAGAAGCATTCCGACACTTCTCCAAGATTGCCGCGCTTTCAGTTGCCTTGGCCTGATGACATTCATCAAAGAAAACAGCGTTATACTGGGACATGACTTTCATCCCAACAGCAGGCTGATTGGCAATGTTCTTCATAGACTGCCATGTGGTGATCAGAATGTTCTTGACCAGTTCCCTTGGTTGTCCAGTAAACAACTTCTGTGTCCACTTGGATACATCAAACCCATTATCAACGGAGTATTCCTCAAAGTCCGAATACATCTGAGTCACAAGTTGAACCGTAGGGACAATCAGAATGATTCTGGCGTGAGGGTTCCTGTCCAGAATCCAACGAATGCAACAGTAAAGTACCAATGATTTACCCGATGAAGTTGGGGAGACTAGGGTAATCTTCTTCTGGGTGATTGCCTTATGAATGGCATCTATCTGGTATTCCCGAATAGACGCTCCCCTTGGTAGATGAACATCCAAATCCGTCAGATATTCAGTCAGTTCCTCAATGCCAACAGTATCAACATCATCCAAGTCATAGTTGTCATTTTCCCGGATTGAGAACTCAACATTGGACTCATCCAAGAACCCCTCCAATCGAGGATACAACCCCAACGGGAGCAACTTGGTTCTGGCGTCATACATGGAGATACTTCCGTCCCACACGCCAGATTTATACTTGGGGGAGAACTGATAGCCGGGAACCTTGAACGTGAAGAACTGCTTGATGTCCAGTTCCTCGGATGCCTCACCCATTACCTTCAGATGACTCTCGCTGATCTTTTCAATAGAAACCATGTTTTATGGGGTGAATTCAAATAGGGTATATGCAAAAGTGGCGGTAGCCATGACATAATCCGTGGACGTTCCTTGTGTGCTAAATTCAGCACCACTCAGGGAGATTGGAAACGCATCCCGAAAAAGAACGTGCCCGGTTGGATTGCTCTTGGCTGATAGAATACTTACTGTCGCATCCTGCTCACCAAGGCGCTGCATCTTGTCAATCTTTTCTCGGTTGTTGAAGTTTCTGAAGTTGTCATAAGATTCAGCATTGCCGATTGCATACAACCAGTTGTAAATTTCCTTGTAGTTCTGCATCCGATCATCAACGATAAAGCTGAATGTGAATGGTTCAAATTCCAAGGTATCTCCGGGGAATTGCATCTTGGAGAAAGGCGTGGCTACCGGAGAATTTGGTAGACTCAGGGATGGAAATGTGAAGTTCTGGGCAAAGTAGGTAACCAGAGGGAACCTTGGTAAGACCAATTGAAATCCATTGGTCTGGAGGTAGTTGGTCTGGAGGTCGCAAAGATTGACTGCCATTTTTATTCCTTGTAAACAGGGGTGTCGTTAAAGGAATGATTCAGTTCCTTGCGGACATAATCCAAGTGTTCCTTGGGAAATGCAACTCGATTCTGGGTCACTGCCATCAACTTGGATGCGAATGTGGGGTCATGATCATCAACTGCATTCTTGACAGCCTTACGAATTGAATCATGGTAATCATCGCCATTAGCCAGAACTGATGCCGCATTACTCATATTCTTCTTGACATTTTCAACATGCTTGGGTGAGAATATCAATCTTGGATCGGCATTAGCCAGCATTTCGGATACGTTCTTTCGGCCAGCCGGGAGCCCAACTGCAGCCATCATGGTATGATGGTGTTCGGTATGGGGGTTGACTCCATGGGTATACAATGAATTCAGAAGGTCGGTCTGGTGCTTCTGACTGGAGAAAAGATGATTCAGGACGGGAACCGACTTGATTGCCCGGAAAGTTCCTGTTGATATAGCCCCCGTTTTCTGGTCATGATGTCTGTCAAAATCTTCAACTGTGGCGTGTGGATGTATCAGAGACAAGCCATAGTGATTTCCATCATCCATTCGTTGAACCTTGGAATCAAGTTCCCGAGCATCATCAATCGAGTAATTGGGGTTTCGCTTACCAGAAACATTTCCACCAAGGTTCTTTGCCATCGCAACCATGTTGTATTCGGATTCTGGGGACATCATGATTTTGTCAGAAATCTCATGAACAACTGCCATTGGCATATGTTTGCTCTGGAGAGAGTTGCTAATTGCCACATCATTGGGTTTGGTCAGCGGAATATCCGCATGAATCTGGGCAATTGCTTCCTTGGTATATTTTTCCGGGGAAAGATCATGGATGGAAACAGAACCGGCATTTGCTGCTTTCAGCAGTTGTGATCCGGTAACTCCAGTGTTATAGATGACAGAACCGGCGTCCGTTGCCAAAGGTTCCCCGTGTTTAATTGCCAGATCAACCACCTTGGCTGCTGTGTGCGGTTGCATCCGATTGCCTATGACGCTCAGGGAATGCGCCATTCGCTTTCCATCAAGATCACCCCTTTCAGATGCTTCCACTACTTTATGGATATGATCGGGAGAGATTGGAGTCTCTTGTGATTTATGGATCAGGTCTTTGGCAACATAGGTCTTGTCCGCAACAATGTTGTCTGGGTTGTTGACATTCTCCGGCTTGACGTCCAGCAGAGTGTCAATTGCAGTATGGATGTTCTTTGGAGATGTCAATTCCCGACGAATGAAATGAGAACCGGTCCCTCCATTAACAGCATCATGAACCTTACCGTGAATAGTCTGGTCATCATAGTCAGAAGTTCCGGTAATAGAATCCTGATACAGGCTGGAATGTATCCGATAATGGGTATTCTTCTTCATTGGGAAGTGAGTATCGGTAAAGTCATTCACTGCATCCGAAAATGCCGTAGAAGCCGTTCCATAGGTCTTGTGCTCAGGAATCAGAGCCACATGCCCATCAATTGAGGAAAATGGCTTCAGGGCAATTCGAGCCAGTGGGTGCTCAATCTTATGGTCATCCGAATGAATCAGGTATGCCACATGAGTTCCATTAGCAACATCATGCTGCAAGTAGCCCTTGCTGTTGCCGCCAGACATATCAATACAAGAAGTCCATCCCCGATCCGTTGACATTGCAGCCACATGATGGGGATGCCATGTATAGGCAACAGACAAATCCACACCCTTGGATGCTCGATTGGGGTCATTCTCAAACGCAGAACTAATCTCAGGTGACGCTTTGGTTCGACTCAGCGCCTTACCAATCGTGACGATTCGGTTATGCTTGTCAACAGCATACCCGGCATGGTAATCCTTGCCGGAAGGAATCGTATAACCATGCTGACTCAGGTGCTCTTGCACAACCGGGTGAATTGGTGTATTATTCGTATCCCTGCTCAGAGGATGAATCAGAACATCCTTGCCACCAAAGACATGCTCGGACAGCCTCTTGGCTGCAATTGGTCTATCGGCAGTCCAGTCATCGACAGTCTTCTTCTGGGATGGACTCAATGCTTCGGCAAGGAAAGATGAGAATTTTTTTGTCATTTGGAATTCACAAATCTAAAGAAAAGTAACGGTTCCCTTATTTAGCCCACCCAATGAATTTTTCCATCATCCAGATCGACAAACGGACAGCAGAGCTATTTGTCCTGAACAAGCACTACAGTCACCGAGCATCAATCTTCTGGGCCGCATATGGTCTGGTAGAAGATGGGAAACTCGAAGGGGTCTGTGTCTTTGGTCAACCATCACCGCCCATCCAGAAACATTCATTCAACGACAGAGACTTCCGACTCTATGAACTATCCAGACTGGTCGTGCAGTCCAAAACAAAGAACGCCTCCAGCTACTTGGTATCCCATGCCCTGAATTTGCTGCCAAAACCATCAGCAGTGGTCAGCTATGCCGACATGGAACAGAACCACTGCGGCATCATCTATCAGGCCACCAACTGGCTCTATACAGGCAAAACCATCAGTCATGACAAGGCTTACCTGATTGAAGGCAACCGAGTGCATCCAATGACTCTAAGGGACAGAGGCATAACCAACCCAACAAAATGGGCCAAGGAAAATGGAATCCAGATGATTCCTCCAATGCCCAAGCATCGCTACTTCTACCTGAATGGAACAGCAAAACAGAAGAAGCGAATGCTTGGGATGCTGACCTACCCAGTCATGAATGAGTATCCAAAATGCAATCAATCCCGGTATGATGATGGGGAACGGATTGACTACCAAATCAATCAACAATCAAACCTGTTTGAGTAAACCCATGAAATTCCTACTACAGAACGTCAATACCGAAGAAGTCAGAACAATCAGACATGCCGCCATGATGGGCGATGGCATCCAAGTAATGAATGCATCCATAGGAAAAGTTTCTACCGGAGACTGCAACGATGCCATGTGCCAAGGATATACACCAGTCGGCTCCGTGGAATTCCTCAGAGAGTGCATGAAAGCCATGGCGATTCAAGAACCAGAGCCGATCAGTTATCCGAATGAACTTCTATGCTTCCTTGATCGAAAATTTGGAATGACCACCAAGGGAATGCTCATTGGGATACAGGAGCCCATATTCATCAAACCGGTCAGGACAAAACTCTTTACTGGATTTGTCTATGGGTCACCAGAACAACAACCAGACCCAGAATCCTTGGGTGAGTTTGTATCCCTATCAGATTCAGAACCAATCTGGTGGTCGGATGTAATTCAAATACAATCCGAATGGCGGTTCTATATCGACCAGAAGAAAATCATTGGTTGTGCCAGATATGACCAGAATGAATGGGACACAGAGCCACCGGACATGGATAGAGTCAACCAGATGATCAAGACATACTCCAATCAGGAACCGTATGCTCTGGATGTAGCCATCATGGATAACAAGAAGACAGTTCTGATGGAAGTCAATGACTTCTGGGCAATCGGACTCTATGACAAGTGCATCAGACCCATGGAGTATGCGAAGATGCTGAACCGGAGGTGGGAAACGATTGTTGGGTGATGGAAACTCGACGTAAAACATCGGATGCGATCAGCAACATGGTTTGATGTGTGTCTTGGTTCAGATGGGAACAAGGCATTGTGTTGGGATGCTACTTGATTACCACACAAAAAGTAAAAAGTGTTTTGCGACAAATTTATCCAATCTTGGATTTGGTTCACACTAAGTAAAAGTCAGGACGTATGATAGTGACACTTCTCTGCGTCCGTAGAATCCCCATTGGGTTCGTGTCAAAACAGATGGATGGTTTTACATCTTACAATGGTATCCATTCAAAAACTTGCCTGACAAGCAATGAAAACATAGTAAGAGCAGCCGGTAAAATAACGAGCCTCCGGTTCGAGCAGTCTCCAACTGCCGAGATAAACGACAATTCATAAAGTGGTGAAACTTTGAGGTGGAAGTGTATGGAAATGTCAAGCCATATGCAGGGGTGCCATAGATCAGCCTTAACGGGTTGATTGTTCAAAAGACCTGATCGATAAACTGCCAGAAATAAAACGGATGAGTTCCGAGTACGGCCATCAATGATGGATACGGAAATGGGACAAGAGCTTCGACCCATTCAATTGTACTATATGAATGGTCTGTATGAAATTTATACTGTTACCGATTACTACGTTGGCTTATGGTATACTCCCTGTATGAACGTCTATTCCGATTCTGAATTAAATCTGGCTTGGACTCACTCAGGTATTGATGGAACATCTCTTTCTTATTGATGTTCATTTCATACATATCGTCTTATTTTAAACAAGGGTTGATCGAGTGTTGGATGATTCTTATTGGGTTTCTTATTTTTAAACCTATAAGTTCACCACACGGCTCGTTTATGCTCGAAAGAAAAGGAAACATACAGAATGGCAAAAGGTGATTGGCATACAGGGATTGCGGCTACATATAACATACAGCATGTATACGAGGTAAAGAAAAAGAAGGCCAAGGCTGACAAGAAACGAAGACTGACGGACGCAAAGACGATTTACGACTATGCATCAACAACGCCAGTCAAGAACGAAGTTGGGAAATATACCTGCGTCTATATCATTGAACACAGCAGAACTGGATGTTTCTATATTGGTGTGCATACCGATGATGAACCACACTCTGTTCTTCGGAGATACTTTACATCATCCAAGGTAGTTGAAGCAATCATGCGGATTGATGGTCAACAGTCATTTTCCCTGAAACACACATTCTACTGCCGAACCCGGAAGTCAGCAGAGTTGCTTGAGGCGGCAATCATTGCTGATAATAAACCAGCAACAAACCGATTTATTCTGAATAAAGCCTACCGCAATAAGAAGAATCTGGTTCTGGCAGAGTGGTCTATACAACCCTACGGCGGGTCTCAAATTGCGGTCAACCCAGACTGTGTGATTTTGAACGAAGATGTCCAACGCACAGGACATGAACCATGCTATACTCTACCGGGTGACTTGGTAAAATCAACCAAGACTCAACGAATCGTTGCCCAACCACCGAAACCAACGACAAGCAAAACGTATCGGGTAGACCCCGATAAGCTGACTCATTTAAAATGACTCCACAACAAAAAGACATCATTCTTAACAAAGATCAATCTGAACTGATCAAGTCCTTGACTTCCTTTGTCAAGAGCAACGCTCGATCAACCAAGGATTCCAACTTGGTATACCTGCTTTCTGGTCAGGCTGGTGTTGGTAAGACAACATCCATTCGGTATTTCTTGGAATCCATTTCTAGAATGGACCTGAAGATTGCCGTCACTACCCCGACCAATAAGTCCCTGAAGGTTATCAAGGAGAGTATTGGTGATGCCGTTTCTGGACTGACATTCAAGACCATCTATTCCCTGTTGGGGCTTCGATTGGAACCTAATGGTGCTGTCAAGGAACTTGTTGGTAAGGATGACCAGAATGATGCTGGTTCATATGACTTGGTTCTGATTGATGAGGCTTCTATGCTGAACAATACTGTTCTGACCTACTTGGAACGCAAGACAGTCTTTACTGGAACCAAGGTTATCATGCTGGGGGACAAAGAGCAATTGCCCCCTGTTGGCGATGACGTTTCCCCCATCTGGTCAGCATATCCGGTTTCCTTTGAGTTGACCAAGGTTGAGCGTCATGACAACTCAATTCTGACCATGGTTCAGCAACTCAGAGCCAATCCACGACCTACAATCAAGTCCACCGGGGATCAGGTTCATATCATGGATGATGATTCCTTTGCTGATACGATTGAGGCTCTGGCGGTCAAGGGGGCTTTCCATACAGGAGCAGCCAAGGCCATTGCATGGCGTAACGTCACGGTTGACACCCTGAACCAGTTTATCCGGGAGTCCTTTGAGATGACCAACAGCGAAGTTCCTTTCGTCAAGGGGGATCGTTTGGTCATGACTGCTCCGGTCAACTCCGATTATGATAACCAACCGTCCTTGGCAAATACCGATGATGAAGCCTTGGTATTGGGTGCCAGCGTTGATAGACACCCCAAGTATCCTCAGTTCAAAATATGGAAGATTGATGTTCGTATGGAGACTGGGGATAAAATAATTCTTAGGGTCATACATGAGGATTCGGTTGCCGACTTGGAAGTCTATCTGAATGAGATGGCTCAGAAGAAAATCTGGGGAAAGTTCTGGGAATGCAAGGACAGGTTCCATCAGGTCAAGTATGCATATGCAATCACATCCCATCGTTCGCAGGGGTCAACATTCAAGCATGTCTTTATTGATACCCCTGACATCATGAAGAACCGGGATGCATCGACCCGAACCAAGTGCCTGTATGTGGCTGCATCAAGGGCATCAGAACAACTCTATATGCTGGAGACGTAAGCAATGGCTGACTATCAGGGGTTTGTGCATGGACTTGGGCATGATGTTTTCTTGGATTGTCTCTATCGGTTTGACATGACTCATCGCATGGTCTGGGTGGCGTTCGATGACTATATGTCGCCGGATATGCTGAATGACCCAAAGTTAAATAAGGAAATCTTTGATCTGTTTTCAAAGTCGATGTGGTTGGGAAGGTATCCCATCGTATGGGATGATTTCTTAATTGACAACTATGGCATTTCTGCTTATGTTGACGTTGAACATGGGTATGTAAATTCGGTCATCATTGCCGATCAAACCGGAATACTTTTCCACAGGGAGAAAAAAATGATTTCATTCAAGACATATTTGGCATTGTCCGAAATGGCAAGGAATTTGGGTACACCAATGTCCATATTCGCGCACAAACCAACATACGCAACTGATCTGTATCCACAGACTATAGAACTACCAACAATCTGCTCCTTTGAGGGCCATGATATTCATCTTCTTGTGAAGGGAACCAAGAATATTTTGAATAGTGTGAATCATGACAAAAAGCAACTCGTTCACTATTCTGTCATCAATAAGGTTGATAAATCGCCATACAACAAAGATGGACATATTGTTCAGGACACCGTTGACCGAGTAGCCGATACCAGCATATTGCCCAAGGGATATGCAACTCGATTCATATATGCCCACTTTAAAAGGCAACCACTTCCTCTGGTCAGTTCCTCCGGGCAATATCAGCGAGGACATAATATGTGGGGTCGTCTGATTGACATGGCGCATGCCGATGGAACTCATGTTTACCGACATGATGGCAGGGAACTGCACGTCGTCACGCCAGAAAATAAAGAACATCATTTCAATGCCACGTATGGAAAATCAGAAGACAAGAAAATGGATGTTCTGATCCTATCCCATCACAAATTAAACCCACAGGAGACCACAAAATGAGACTTCACGAAATCGTAGAACCAGAAGAAGGCTTTGTTGAAACCGCAGAACCAATTGCATGCATCGCTGACATCCTGAAGGAATCCAGTAAAGAGAATGCATTTTCCCCGGATGATGCCTTCTTTGATGCAGCAACCCTGATTGAAAACAGGAACAAGAAATGATCTGGCTTTCATTCCTATCTGGCTTCAAGGGAGCATTCAAGGCTTTGTCTGATTGGAGACTCCTGTTGGCGGTTTTCCTGATCTTGACATCATTCTTTGGTTACCGGAAGTATTCTGGATTGAACCAGCAGATTCAGCAACTAACAGAACAATCTGTTATAAAAGATGAACAGAATCAGAAGCTGACCAAAGCAACCACCGAACTGACTGCTGCATTGGAAGCATCCAAGAAAGAAGCAGAAATCCAACGTCAGACCAAGCGGCTTGACCAGTCTGTTGTCAAGAAAGACAATACCAATCAGAAAAAGATTGAGACGCAGACTGATGCAACTCAGCAGAAGATTGAGTCTGTTGCAGCAACCGATAAACCAATCAGTGACTTCATGAAAGAGGCTCTGATCGGCATCAAAGGGAATCAAAAATGAAACTTGCAATTTTATTGGTAACTGCCTTGTTGTCTGGATGCGCTGCAACCAAACCCCCCATCGTTGAGGTTCCGGTTGTTGTCGCCAAGCAGACATACATGGTCATTGAGCCACCAAAGGAACTGTTGACTGCCCCAGACAAGATTCCGACACCAGACCCAGCAACAGCCACAGAAAAAGAAGTTGCCATCTGGATCACTCAGATTCATGGTCGCATGTCTCTGATTGAATCCAGACTGAACTTGATTGGTGAATATATCGAAAATCGAATCTTGTTGCTGGAAAACAACGGAATCAAAAAAGAACAGATCATTCGCTGAATGCCATGATACAATTCGTTCCATCAACAACCACTCCGATAGGAACTACATCATGGCATACATTGACCAAGCAACCAAGGCAAAACTGACTCCAGCCATCAAGGCCGTTCTGAAAAAGTATGGCATGAAGGGCACAATCTCCATTCGCAGCCACATGACCCTCTGCGTCACTCTGTCCAGCGGTTCCTTGGACTTGATTGGCGATGCTCAGAAGAAAACCGACCGCCAGATCGGCACCTACATGGACATCAATCCCTACTGGTTCGAGACAAATTTCTCTGACGAAAAGAACAAGGCATTCATTCGAGAAATGATCTCTGCCATCAAGGGGCAGGGCTGGTACGATCGATCGGATGTTCAGTCGGATTATTTTGACTGCGCATACTACTTTGACATTTCCGTTGGTCGTTGGGACAAACCTTATGCAGTTGCATGACCGCAGGAGGGGGTGATTCCGATGATAAGTAAAGAATCACCCCGCAGTAAGAAACAAAAAAATGAACTTCAATCAATTCAAAAATATTGCCTCACAGACGACTCTTGATGAAGACCTGATCTATCAGAGCGACATGACAATTCTGTCGGAGGCAATCCATGCTGAACTTCAGGATATTCTGGATCGAGAACATGGAGCATCAACCAAGCTGAATGAAGTTGCGCGGCATGCACGTCACCTGATCGCATCTGGTCAGGACACCGGATTTGCAGATGACAAGCCCAAGAAAGGTTCCAGTCGCGCCGTATTCTTCCCCAAGGAGCCAAAGAAAATCATCCTTGATGGTAAGGAAACTTATCTGCCAACGGCGGTCAAGATTGCATTCCCCGGTAAGCTGGACAAATACACCGGAGATTCGATGCTCCTTGGTGAGCACCAGAATCAACTGGAGGCAGATCAATATACACAAAGTCAATACGGGATGCTGATTCCAGTTGGGCATAATCAGTATGAAACCAACCCAAATGGCGTCTTGGCTCCAGTAATGGAATCACACCCAGACCATCACTACTTGGAAATGGGGCACTGCTCTGCATACAATGCCAAGGACTTGCGTGAGCATACCAAGGATGCCAGATTCAAGAAGGGTATTTCCCATGCAGAACTTCAGGAGCATATGCTTTCAGAATATCGGTCTGCTCATGGGGAGAGACACGATGGGTCTGGACATCCAGACCTGATTCACAGTGATCATGCAAACAACATGATTGACGCCATGCATTCTATGGGTATGCATCCCGGAGACCTGTCGCCAAGAAATATGGGCATCTGGACTCACCCACATACCGGACACAAGCACCCAGTAATTCTGGACTATGGCTTCTCTACCGATATTGCCAATCTTTATTCAAGGGCGCGTCGGAAGATGTATTATAATCGCTGAAACTAACAAAGGAAACTTGATCATGACTGAACTATACCAGACACTAATGACTCTCTGTGCATCCAACGATGCATTCTCCTTCAAGGATCATACGGGTTCCGATGGAGCAACATATCGCATCTTTGACTACCGACTGGCCTCATGGACGGATTTCCAACAACCCGGAGCTATGTTCTGTCGCGGAACCATGTTCCGTATGTCCGGTGAAGATGCGGAACTGGTATGCATGCCCCCCAAGAAGTTCTTTAACTATGCAGAAGGCACAGTTGATCATACCCAATCAACTATTGTTGGGAAAATGGTCAAGTTGGACGGGTCATTGATCTCCAGCTACTTGGACACCAATGGAACTCTATGCATGAAGTCCCGCGCCTCATTGGCTTCCGATCAGGCTATTGCCGCTACCGAGTGGATCAATCGGACGGACAATAAGAAGTTCCGTGATGCTGTGTATAGCGCAACTCTGCATGGTTCTACCGTGAATATGGAGTGGATTTCCCCAGACAATCGAATTGTTGTTGGTTATGACGCTGCTGAACTGAAGGTATTGGGTATGGTTGATCACCGCAGCCAGATTGGGCAGACTCAGTATGTCAACTCAATGTATCTGCTGATGTCATTCCTGCCTGAGCAACGTGCCGGATTTGTGCCATGTTCAGTATCCGGCAATGACCAGAAAGCCTTTGTTGATGCAATCTATGCTGAACAGGAGGGTGAAGGCTATGTTCTGATCATGGAACAATCAGATGGCACCAAGTATGCGGTCAAGGTCAAGAATGACCGATACAGCACTCTGCACAAGGCCAAAGATTCAATCCTGATCAAGTCTCGCCTGTATGAGTGTGTCTTGGATGGCTCTACGGATGACCTCCGCAGTATCTTTGCAACCGACCCATTGTCTCTGAAGATGATTGATGATATGGAATCGGCTGTGATGCCAGCATACAACAAGATGATCAAGACAGTTGAGGCGTTCCATAAGAAGAACAAGAAACTGTTGCGGAAGTCTTATGCCCTGAAGGCCAAGAAAGACCTTCCTGAGTTCATGAGCCTCTGTATGTTGCTCTTGGATGAACGGACGCCGGACTATGTGGCATTTGCCAAGAAGAATCCCGATTTGTTCCTTGATGGAACATCCACCGGTATCTGATAAGTAATTAATTACGTTGTTGCATGATTCGCCAAGAAACAATGGTCGGAAATCAATTTACATTTCCTCGGTTGCCTCACATCCAGACGCCAGATGGAACAAAAGAAAATGGGCTTGGTCATGGTTCGCAAATCAACTCCCGAGTAAATGCTCTACACGCCTCCAAAAAACGATTATGGCTACCAAGGTAGCCATTTTTGTTTACAGAGTCTCCAAGGGGCTTTAAATGCCCTTCCTGAGCGGCCAAGTATGCATCTTGTCACCAGTTATCTCTTTCTGATACTTGGCTTTAAGCATGAACTCGCTCAGGGACTTAGCATGAACACCCTCATGCAGAACGTGGTAGTTATCCCGAACTGCATTCTGAATTGCAGGAATCTGGGTATCATGGCGATTCTTCAGCTTATCCAGAACCGATTTGAATTTGGTGTGCATAGCAACATCGGCAAAGCGATCAACATCATCAGACGAATCGGTGGCATCGGCGGTCATATCGTGCATGACTCTGGGGATCGTATGTGTTTTGATTGTATCAATTCGACCACTCGTGGTCTCCGTTGGGGCAGACCAAACCTGCTTGACGTAGTGTCGAATCTCGCGCTCATTCTCAATGGGTAATCGAGTCTGCTGCTCTGGGTTATAACCACCGTCCAGCACCATGTGTGAAGTGATATGATGCTGAATTGCCTCCCCGTTGGGGTTCTGATTCAGACCATGCATAAGGTCTTCCGTTCGGTCGTCCCCCAATCCATATTTCCCAGTATTCCCATGGCGAATCGTCTGGGAGAATGTGTTGCGATGATCCCCAAACATCAGGTGGCTTGCCAGCTTATCATCGGCATGTTTACCAATATGCAGAGCGGTTGATGGGTCGTGCTTCCAATTGTTCTGTGGGAACATACTGATCTTGTCATCATCCTTCAACATAGAATGAATCACTCTGGGGTTGGTGGTGTGTTCTGCTGGATGGGTATGGTCAAACACAGTATTCTGATTCTGAAGCATGTTCTCATAGTAGCCATGTTGCTCATTTGTTCCGGCAGAATCCATGATGTCATGCAGAACAGCATCCTTGTGCTGCTGATTGTCCCCCGTCATAACCTTATTGATAAGGGTAGCATGAATATGCTTCAGTGCTTGATGGTTATCAACAACGGCATCTGAATTGGTCTTGCCCATGCGATTGTGAATCTCACTATGCAGCTTCAGAGCATCTTCTGAAGAATATTCATGATTGATATGGTTAGAGATGTCTGTTGCGTGATTGGCCGCCCAATGCTTGACGAAATGTGATGAATCTATCAGGTCATGATCGATTCCCTCATCTATTGTTTCGTCCGCAAAATCGTCACCATCCTCTTCCGCACCATCCAACAGAGCATGGGTTGCAATATGAATCTTATGATGCTCAGGAAGCATATCATGCATTTTTGATGTCAGGTTCTCCATATTTTCAAAGTGGGCATTCGTGGCGTCATAATCATCATGTTTGTGCTGCATATCCAATGCAGACTGGTATCCGGCGTCATGTGCAGTCCGCAGAGACTGACGAATATGACGATGCGCATCCTCAATACCGACGCCTGAATAGTCGGCAACCTTTTCAAGCTTGATTGCTCGCCCATCATCATTATAGAGTGATGGATTCTTGACATATACTCCCGGATTGGATGGATATTTTTCAGCAGCCCACTTGGAAATAACATCCCCTGCTTCGGGTTGGAATGCCCCATATCTGGTTGATTCTGGACGATAGATGATATGGTTCCCATTCATAAATTGCTTCAGAGACTGACGAGCAATAGGGTGCTTGATGTCATCGTCGCCATGGTGAGTGACATAGGCAGCAATTGTGCCAGTATGGAGGTCGTTGGGGAGCGTGTGTTGATTGATGCCACCGTCTTTTGTATTTGGTGCGGAGTCCATCTCCATGCAGGATGTCCAGCCCTCGCGATCTGTTGACACTCCAGCAACATCATACCGATTCTTGGTAAACACGATCTGTTTATTTGCTGACTTGGATTGGCGAGCAGGGTCGGCATCATATGACTGCTTCCATGTCATAACCTTACCATCTTTATTCAGGTGTGGTGATGGCTCATCGGCAGAACCGATGGTCTCCAGAGCCTTGGAAATCTTAATGTCTCTACTTGGTGTGTTCTGATGGTGAACCAATCCTGCGCGATAATCCTTGGTAAAATACCCATGTGACTGCAGGTGACTCAGGATATTGGAAGTTACTCGCAACTGAGCAGGAACCAAGACAGACTTGTGGTTATGGGTGGTGATTTTCTGATCCGGCCCATGGAAAGGAATGATGATCTTTTCGTTACCGGGACCAAACACTCGGTCATGTTCCTTGGCAGCATCCCAGCTCATTTCAGGCATGCGATCAACTTTCTTCTTCTGATAATCGTTAAGATCCTCCAACAGAACCACCCCCAGTGATGGTGCCTGACGGTATTCAGCAAACGATTTGATTTTCTTGATGGTGGGTTGGGTCATTATGTTGTCCGAGTAAAAATTTAGATTTTCTTGACTTATTTAGGGAATGCTGTAGAATTATGTCCATGTTCCAGAAAATCAAATCTTTCTTCTACCCAACTCCAACCAAGGGCAAGACCCATCTGGTCATGTTTGATGCCGATCAGGTAAAGGTGGCTACGCTGAAGCGCATCTATGCCAAGATTGACCAATCAAAGACAAGACTGGTATGGGCAACTGCAAACAAGATTGCCAAGCCGCCAGTTATGGATAATCTGGAGGTGATTGTTGGATCGACTATCGCCAAGGAAGCGGTTGACCTGATCATGGCAGTCACTGCTGCGTATGAGGCAGCCAAAAATCCAGATCTGAAGGAGATTCATGTCTTTTCTTCAGATGCCGATAGTCTGGGAATGGCGGTCACCATGGCTGCCATGTTCCCGAACATCCGATTCTTCGTATATGCTCAGAGCAATCGACCAGTTGCCAAGAGGACAATCAGAAACCTACCCGAGAATGTTTCTCGGCTGGTAATCAAGGGTTGACGTAAAAAGAGCCTCAATTGAGGCTCTTTGTTTTTGAGTTCCATTCCAATTGACAGTTACCATCTGCGTCAATCAGAAGGACGCAATCCTGATGATATTTAGTCATTAGGTATTGATGGTCGTCACTCCATACCAAGAAACTATCTTCAGAATGTCCATCTGCGCCACCAACACCAACAACAAAAGAGGCTCCACTGGCCTCTATATCATTCCTGAGTTGTGTGGTTGCCTTATGGTTGAATTCTTCGCTATGTAACTCACCATATGGATTATGGGCGGTGATGACAAACGCAGACCCAACAATGTCGGATTTCCAACCATGCATCAACAGATGCTCCCCGGTTGAGAGGAAACACCTGAACATGGCCTTTTGATAATCACTCAAACGAGTAGCTTTGCTTCTGGTGGATTGGTGCATAGTCTTCATCATGGATCAATTCATCACCACCAGCAGAGCAAACGGACTCATGCAGAGCGCCGGTATAACCATGCACCTTGGCGAGTTGTGAAGTGACATCATCTGCATTTTCTGGATTATGTAGCTTGGCTAATTTATGGATACCCAAATGATCATTGGTTGAGTTGTAAACGGTTGACATTTTTGTTCCTTCTTTGTCGATCAGCAGATGACGAATCGACTCTGGAACATCCCCATTAAAATGAGGCGAATTCATTTCGGGTGGGAGAACGGAGGCGACTTGTCGGGCATAGTTCCAATTATTACCGATTTCCCGAACCTTGGCAAGATGTTCCTGCTTCTCCTGTGGCGTAGATGCAACAGATGCCAACTGGCGATAGTGCTTCATACCGGCAATGTTTTCATGCTTCAGCATGGTATAGCTGACCTCGGAATTCTGTCCACGAGTCTCTGCCGTGACTGCCGGTTTAGCCAAGTCAGAATACATCTGACGATGAATGTTCCATGCAATTTCCTCGCCCTTTGGTCCAAACTGATTGCCATGCAAAGCATGTCCATAGTAATCATGAACCGCCCGAAACTTCTCATTGGCGGTCAGGTCTTCGCCATGTGACTTGTCCAAGTGGGTATGTGGCTCTCCACCTGAGTAAACGGCCATATGGCGATTCTTATGCACATCCTCAACCATTGCGCCGGATGATGCATAATTGAACTCTCCCTGATGATACGATGTATCAATCGGCAAAGAATCAAATTGATGCAGAGTTTCTTTCTTAGCAGCCGCATAGCATCGGTCAACCAACTGCTCATAGTTCTGAGCACCGCCAACAATTGCTGGAGCCTGACGCTTGTATGCTTGGAAAACCGACTTCTTGTAGTCGGGATTATCCGAAGTAGCCAGTCTGTTTGCCATACCAATCACATACTGCTTGGTCAGGTTTGAGTCTGGGTGTTTCTGGCGAAAATCATAGTCTGGATCATACTGACGAACTGAATGCATGACCACATTGGTTTCTGGGTTGGTCAGATCAACGGTCGTCTGCTTTGGGATGGCGGTAAACACCTTGGCATGTTTCTTGATAATTTCCTCCTGAAGCATGGCAATGTATTTCTTGGCAATTGAGTCCATTATTTTTTCTTTCTTATTGGTTGATCTTGCTGTGGTTAGATATTTATGGTATACTGTAGGTAATTAAAATCCACCCAAGACTGCCATGACTACCAAACAAGCTCCGAAAGAAGCTATCGTTGCAATGACCCCAACCCAGATTCAGGAAATCGGGAAGTGTGTCAGTAACCCAATTCGCTATGCGAAAATTCTACCAAAATATACTGCACTGATTGACCAGTTGTGGGAAACATTCCCAGATGCAGAAACCCTATCTGAAGCAATATATCTTCTGAAGAACAACATGCTTGAGCCTCCAGAGTGCCCAAGCTGCGAAAAGAAGCTGAAGCTCCACAAAACCTTGTATCGCTATGGCATCTACTGCGATATGAAATGTCGGTCACTGAAAACTCCTCTGACCAGAATCTCAGTATCGGTAAATGGGAAAATTTACCCATCAATCAAGGATGCTACTGAAGAAACCGGAATAAGTCGATATCTGCTAAAACTGATGTTGTTTGATTCTTCTAACTCATCGTGCTTCTATGTCAAAGACCACGAATCAACCACTCAGACGCAACTGACGGAAATGTCGTCAAGTCTCTTGGATAAGCAGATGCTGATTCAGAAGAAAGATTCCGGGATGGCGATGGACAAGATTGCTGAGGAAATTGGCGTCTCCAGAGACCAGTTGGCTATGGCCTATGCATATAACCAGATTTCAACCAAGTTCAATCAGATACCAGAAGCAACGGGAATGCTTCTTGATGATAAGGAATGGTTAGAATCCCAATACAAAACCATGTCTGCTGAGGAAATTGGGGAACGCAATGGGGTTTCTTCATCCCTGATCCTTCAGAAACTCCACCATCACGGGATTGAAATTGACCGAACTGGGTCTGAATCCAAGATTGAGCGACAATTGGTTTCATATATTCGTTCATTGGGGGTTGAGCCGATTCAGCGAGATAGGACCGTGTTGTCGGGTAAGGAACTGGACATTGTTATACCATCAGCAAAGTTGGCAATTGAACTTGATGGGTTGTTTTATCATGCAACGGGAACTCCCGTCAACAAGGTCAGTAAAAATCATCAGGAGAAGCAAGAATTGTGCGCTTCAGCAGGATATACTCTGCTCAGGTTTGTTGATGTTGGGGAAACATCAAACCCTATTCGGTTAGAAATCATCAAATCAATTATTGCATCCAAGATCGGTAGGGCAAATCAGAAATTATATGCTCGTCAGTGTCAACTTGTTACCGTTGAATCCAATGATGCTCGCATGTTCTTTGAACAAAATCACATGAGCGGATTTGCTGCAGCATCAATCTATATTGGATTGGTGTTTGGTGGAGAGTTGGTTCAGTGTATGTCATTTGCCAAGCCCCGGTTTGACAAATCTGCAGACTGGGAAATTATCCGATCAGCAACCAAAACCAACACCAACGTTGTTGGTGGAATGTCAAAGATTTTTAAACGCTTCTTGTCAATAACCACAGGAAATGTAATGACCTATGCCAATCTCAGGTTTGGTTCCGGCGCTGCATATGAGAAAATCGGGTTTGAATACTCACATAATACGAATCCCGGATACTTCTATACCGATCTAAAGAAGACATACTCGCGCCAGATGTTCCAGAAAGGAAACATTCAGAGTCTATGTCCAGAGTATGACCCCACCAAGAGTGAGGGTGAGAATGCACTGACTAACGGGTTCTTCCGCTATAATGACTGTGGCAATGCCGTTTTCTACTACAAGAGATGACTCTATTCACCAGACTGATTGAATATGCCAATTCCAAAGAGCATTCAATCCAATCCATCACTGACAAGAATCTGGTTGCCGACCTGACCAAGGAATTTCCATCTGATTTTTTCTTTGTCAGTAAGCAACTGACCATCAAGAAGATGGCTGCCTTGGTATGTCTGAAAGAACGCGGTGAATCAGAGCCATCATGCCTGACCTGTGGAAATTCCGTTTCTGATAAGTTTCCATGGCGAAACAATAAGACAACAGAAGACCGAATCACTCCCTATGGATCATGGGCAATGACCTGTTCCCCATCATGCGCTCAGTTGTTGATTGAGGAGAATGGCACTCGAAAACAGACTTTCATGGACAGGCTTGGGGTTGACAATCCAATGAAAGACCGGGAGTTTGCCAAGAATGCAGTGAAAAATCGAGTGACTGATTGGGATGCCGCCGGTATTCGTCAAACGATAGAAACTCTCGGGATCAGGGGAGTAGACCCAGCAATCATCAACTCCATAGATTTTCATGACCCTGTGTCAAAGGCGGAAGCCATCATCAAGATTGCGACCAGACTGGAAGCTGATATTGGTCGGGAGCCAACCCGAGCAGAAATATCTGAATTCAGCAAGATTCAGTATTCGATGATCAATCGGTGGCTCAGGGGGTCAGACGAACATGCAATGCTATATATTGCCTCACGTTCCATTTCAGCACAGCAGGCTCAGGTCAAGGAATTTGTCGAGAGTCTTGGATTCTCTGCCATCATGTCTGACAGAACAATGATTGCTCCCTATGAAATTGACATTCTGATTCCATCTGCCAACTTGGGCATTGAATTCCATGGAATCTGGAACCATTCCTTTGGTATGGGCAAGGACAAGAACTACCACCTGAACAAGACCGAAATGGCAGAGAACAAGGGAATAAATCTTCTTCAGATTTACGATGTCGAGTGGAATGATCCGATTAAGCAGGAGATATGGAAGTCAATGATCAGAGTTCGCTTGGGTGTTATTATCAACAAAATTCCTGCCAGAAAGACTCTCATGAAGTCATTGACATCAAAACAGGCAACAGAATTCTTTGAGAACAGTCACTTAGCTGGACATACCAAAGCAACGACATACATGGGTCTTTTCAGTGGGGATGAATTGGTTCAGGCTGTATCCTATGGCAAGACTCGATTTGGGAGCGGTAATGAAACCGAAATCATCCGGATGGCAACCAAGAAGACCCTGATTGTGGTTGGCGGTATGAATCGACTCCTGAATCATGTAAAGAACAATGCAGACTCGATTGTATGTTTTGCAGATAGGCGATTTGCTTCCCATGATGGATGTGCGTATGCCAATGGGCTGACTCTGATTGGAACAACAGACCCAAATTGGTATGCGTTTTCCAAGAAAGAATACTATCTGCATTCCCGACACGAATTCATGAAGCACAGACTAAAGGCCAAGTTCGGAGACAAATTCGATTCATCCAAGACAGCATTTGACAATATGGAAGCCAATGGATTTGATTGGATATATGATTCCGGGAACTTGAAGTTTGTATGGGAACGGGAATGACCAACAAAACCAAACAAGACCTGATCGATTTCATCTATAACGAAGCCGGGAAAGCCAGAGCAACCAGATTCTCCGAATCAGTCTTGAACAAGAATGGTTTTGGAGACCTTCTGAGTCAGATTACTCAGGAGTGGGAATCTATTGGAATGTCGGGAAAGCTATCCATGACCGATATGATTCGGGCATACTGCAAAGATTCCGTTCGAGTTCCAAGATGCAAAACATGTGGAGTCGAGTATGTCAATTGGTCAAACAAGCACCAAGCATGGGCCTGCTACTGCTCCCAGAAATGCACCCAGAATGACCCGGAAGTCAAGACCAAGAATCGACTGGATGACTATACAGATTCAATTGCCAAGAGAACCAAAACCAATCAGGAGCGATATGGGGTTGAGCACATTTCCCAATTACCGGAAATGAAGGAATCATTTGCTGAAAGAACCAAGGACGCATGGAATGATCCAACCAAAAAAGAAAAGAGGCTCCAGAAGCGCATAGAAACGAATCTGGAGCGTTATAACGTCAAGCATGTATCCCAGCACCAACCAACTCGATCAATGGCTGTAGAGGGCATTCTGGCGCGTTTTAGAGGCATGTCTGATGCAGAGAAAAATTCGATGATTTCCAACTACAGGAAATCGCGGATAAACCCAACCGCATTTGATGTCCTTTCCGCCAAGGAACAACTGAGCGATCTTTACCTGACTCAGAGGACTTCAGTGCTGGGGATATCCAAGTTGCTTGGATGTTCAGGCGAAGCCGTTGTCCATGCAATTCATTATATGGGAATACCATATTCCCCAGACCGGATGCAAAATCAGGTTTCCTTGGGTGAGCTTGAGTTACTGGAATTCATCCAAGGAGTCCGACCAGACGCAATCCATACCTACAAGGATGGAAAGCATTTGGATGTTTACATCCCAGACCTGAAGATTGGATTTGAGTTTAACGGAATCTACTGGCACTCTGACAAGAAAAAGTCTCCATCATATCATCAGGAGAAGGTTGACTACTTCTATCGGAGGGGGATTCGGTATATCCAAGTCTGGGAGGACGATTGGAACCAGAGAAAAGAAACTGTTCAGAATTTCATCCGAAATCTGCTTGGTTGTAACTCAAGGATGGGTGCCAGAAAAACCAAGGTGATTGAACTGACTCAATCCGAGTTTGATGCATTCATGAATGCCAATCACATGCAGGGCGCGACAATTGCCTCTGTCAGATTGGGATTGGTTGATTCCACAGGAGATGTTGTTTCTGCAATGGGATTCAAGAAAATTGCCAAGAATGTTGGTCGAACTGGGATTGGATATGATCTAAACCGTTTTGCCAACAGTAACGTCACTGGGGCATTCAGGAAGCTGTTAAGTCACTTTCTGAAGAACAATTCGATTGACTATGTTTTGTCATTTGGTGACTTGGAAATCATTGACCAGAGAAATAATGTTTACCTGAAGAACGGATTTGAATTTGATGGATACCTGAATCCAGACTACAGATACTATGACTACCGAACCAAGAAACGGCAGCATAAGTTTGGATACCGAAAGGAATTCTTTGAGTCAGTTGGATTGAATTTGGAAGGAAAAACCGAAAGGGAATTGGCAGATGAATACCGATTACTCAGATGCTATGACTCCGGTAAGATTAGATATATTTTGACTCAGTAAAGAAAAAGGCTCCCGAGGGAGCCTTTTGTTATTGAAACCAGCACCCAGTAAAGGATGCTTGCTATCAATTTCACAGCACGTTGCGAATTGCCAAGCGGCGATAGAACACGTTGCTGTTAGCAGCCAAACCATCACCAGCAACGGTGCCAGTTGCGTAAGGATGCGAAGTCATGCCATATCTGGTTTTGAACGCGATCTTTGGTTGGAAGGTCTGTGGATCAACAGCCCGCATCAGTTGCAGTGCCTGATAAGGAGCATAGAACATACCGGCTTGGTATGGGTTCTGACCCTTGTGACCAACAACCATGTAATGCACGTTGGAGCCACCAGTGGCGAGGTAGGGATCAACGAACACCTTGAAACGGCCATTCAGGATACCGGCAAAGGTGGTGGATGCTTCGTCAACCACGTTCACGCCTTGGATGCTGGGGTTGTAATCCAGAGTGCCAGCCATTGCCAGAGCAGATGCCACATCGCTGGAGCAGATGATGAAGTTACCACGACCCAGACGGGTTTCTTGGGAGATGACGTTGGCCTCGCGCTCTGCTTGGAACATCAGACCCTTGAACTTCTCAACAGACCAACGACCACCAGCATCTTGATCCAAGTCAAACACGCCGGGGGTGACTGTTGCTTGTGCGCCGGGTTTGGCAGACACAGCAATCGAACGGATCACTTCGCGGTTGATTTCAGCGGTGATTTCGGTAGACAGGATGTTGATCAGTTCTTGTTCAGCATCCAAGCCATGGAGGGCGCGCATATCCTGCACCATTTCGGTGGAGTATTCAGCCTTCAGAGCACGGGACTTGGCTTCGATAGCCTTCTTTTCGATGGTCAGAGCCATGGAACCGAAAGCGTTACCACCAACAGAACCCAGAGCTTCAGCCGTAGCAGTGGACATGCCGCCGCCATAGGTGAAGTCGGTAGCGGGGCTGTTCACTGCATCGTTCAGAACGGCAGGGTTGGTACCACGCTGGGTGTCATCGCGACCTTGGGTGCCACCTTGAGCGGTCTTGTCGCCGGAGAAGCTGGAATCGGCTTCTTGGAACAGGGCTTCAGCGCCAGCTTGGTTGGTATACTTGGCCTTCATTGCGAAGATCAGACCAACAGGACTGGACATAGGCTGCACACCACACACATCGTATGCGATCAGTTGGGGCATCGTGCGACGCACCATGGCAATCAGCACGGGGTCATACTTGGCAACACCGCCAGCATCGGGGTAAGAACCCATGCTGTTGGTAGGAGCATCTTCAAACAGAGCCTGACGAGATTCGGCATTGGCCTTCTCTTGGTTTTCCAAGAGCATGGCGGTTACCTTACGGCGATAGGGATCGGAGATAGGTGCAGCACCTTCAGCGTCCAGAATACCAGCCCATTTTTCTTCGAGCAGTGCGTTGCTTTGGTCAATCATTTTGTTTCCTCTTTTGATATGGAATGTTGAAATAAGAATGTCTAATTCTTGATATATTTAGGTAAAATCAATTGCTATTAAATTAGCGATTGGCTTTACCCATGTAGCGCAGATATTCGTCCATCTTGGTTGGTTTGGCTGGTGCATCTTCTGCAATCAGCTTGGTTTCCTCGATAACGGGCGCGCTGGGGACAAAGGATTCACTGATTTCTTCTTTCTTGGGGGCAGAGCGACGTTCGGACTTGGCCTCAAAGAATGCAGTCTTAACGATGTCAACTTTCTTGCGGAAAGTTTCTTCGCTATCAAATGCAAAGTCTTCGGTCAGGGTCTTGAATCGTTCAAAGTCCAATGAAGTGAATCCTGCTGAGGCTTCATTCATAATTTGGGCACGGAGAATTGAATGATGGGTATCGGTCAGGGATTCAAACAGTGCATTGGATCGAGCCAGAGATTCGGTCAACTCGGCTTTTTCCTTTTCCAGTTTGGAAACCATATCCAACTTCTCGTCTGGGAGGTCAACATAGTGTTCCTCAAACAAAGTCTTCATTCCAGTAATAAAAGATTCCACAAGTTCAGCTTTAACACCGGCCTGAACGGCCAGATCATTCTTACTCATCCACTGCTCACTGATTAGGGTGAGGTATCCATTGATTTCATCACTAAGGCTTTCTTCCAATGCTGCTGTCTCTTTCACCAACTTAGCATCAAAATCTTCTTGCAGAGCAGCAGCCTTCTTGCTATACTCTGCTTTAAGGTCTTTCTCAATTGCGGCAACCTGCTCTTTAACGGCGGCTTCAAAAATTACAACTGCTTTCAGTTTGAAATCTTCGGTGAATTCGTCGCCCAACAGAGCATCCACAGATTCCTTGACTGACTTGGTGACGGATGCATCATCTGCATCTTCATCGTCACCTTCAGTATCGGAAGCAACCAATTCGGGATTGATTGGGTTCTCAACGGAAACGGCAGGGATGTCATCTTGCTCATCAGCAGCATCCTTGTCGGCATCATCAGCATCTGGGGCAGGGACTTCTTTGTCTTCTTCTTTTTTCTTTTCAGACAACATGCCCTTTTCGGCCAGTTTCTGACGGACGGATTCCAACAGATCGGCATCAACAGCGTCAGCAGATTCCATGAGGGTTTCCAATTGGGTTTCAACGGTCATTTTGGTTATTCCTTAAAATGGTGTGTATGTTTGTTTACTTAGGGGAAGCCGAAATTTTGGCTACAAAATTCTGAAATGCCTTCAATTTGGCTTCAGTCAATTCGGACTTCTTGGCTTTGGTGATCCGCGACTTTTCTTCCATCAGGTCTTTCTCAATAAAAGACCCGTTCATATAAAGGTATTCTTTTTCTTCCATCAGGTGATCAACAAAAGCCTCTGGAACCGAAGGATCAAATACACAGTCAATTGCTGCAGTGATGATGTAACCGGGCTGGACGATCTTATTGCCGCCTTTTTGAGCCACGGAACCTGCACCCCGGGAGGAAACTCCAATCTTGACCCCATCATTCATCAGGTTCTCCAACATCTTGCCCAATGGGGTAGAGAGAACCTTGGCCTTGCCGTAGTAATAAGAACCATCCTTGGTCAACTCGGTTGTCATTACACAGGCACGTTCTGGATCAACGGTTACGCGCCCCTGTGGGTGAAGAAATTCGCCCAGTGCCCGATTTCGGTCAATATATTCTTTTTGGTAAACAGAAACAGCCTCATCCATAACTTTTTGTGGATAAATCCGACCATTCCGATTTGGCTTATCGAACATCAGAAATGGCCCAGCGATATACATGCGCTTCTCACCAGCATCAACTGCTTCGGTCAAGATTTCCATGTCACTTGAAATATCTCGGATTAGTTTCACAGTTGAATCCCTCGCTCCGGCTGGAACTTTGGTGTATATCCAGAAATCTTCAGAAGACGGATATAGACAGTGCCTTTCCCAGTAAAAGCAACACTCAGGTCAGAGTCAGAAAACTCTGTATCTGCACCATAGATGAATGGCAGGGTATTGGTGTTTTCAAAGAGTGTCACAACCGGAGTTCCATTGCGGGAGATAATGACTTCCTTCAGATCAGCAATGGCTGCATCAATAGAAGACATACCCACGGAGAATGGAGTCCCAGACAAAACCTCATTTGACTTCAGGAGGTCAGTTGACAGACCAATGGTCAGTGTGGCTGGGGAATCTGCATCATTGATGCATTTGACCAGAGCCTCGTTATGATTTAGTTTAACAATTACTTTCCGTGCGGCCATCTATGATAGTCCTCAAAACTGATTTGAAATTCTTTTCCGATTGAGACATAAAAGTCGTCAATTTATTCTTATCTATACTTAGGGAATTTAAAGATTCAATAAGTTCTGGCGAAACCAACACGGTAGTCCCATCGGTCAGACGATATGCATTCTTACCAGCAACCATATCCAGTTTTTTGTATGCACAGACATGTTCGGACAGAGTAAATCTGTCAGAACGAATATCCTCACATATCAATTCGTATTTGCTCTGGGAAAGTTTCTCTCCCATATCAAAAATCACATTAGCCAGTCGAATGGAATTCATTTTGATTTCTTATCGGCAATCATCTGATTGAACATAGTCTTGGATAGAGTTGATTTAGCCTCACGAATGGCATCTGTTGTCTTGGAAAACAGAATACCCGTGATTGCTGCATCAACGCCATCTTTGTCTTTAGCACGAGCCGCATGAACGACTTTCTTGGATGCTTCTTTGTAGTCCATAATGTTTCCTTTATTGCTGCTGTTCTGACTGACCGGGAGAGCCACCCATATCCATCCCCGGAGGCATAAACCACTCGGGATGCTGCTTCATTTCAATCTCCCGTTCCTTATCCATGTCTTCCATTTCTTCCTCAGTCTGCTTGAGGATCATGGTTCTGACATATTTATGAGAGTAATACTTGTCCATATAAGGCTGAATCATTTCAGCCATCTGAATTCTCCCGGTCAGGATTTCATTGTCCTTGAGTTCAGAGAAGTAGTTGTCTCTAAGGAAGTCAAAGTTAATCTTGGACTTGATAAACTGCCAGTCTTCCGGGGCAATGATTCCCTTCAGAATCAACTGAACGCGCAGAGCCTGATAGAACACCTCAGAGAACTTGCGGCGAAGTCTGGATACGAATTTATTGAACTTGATTTCGTCCCGTGTGATTTCACTGGTTCTTCCCAAGTTAAACCCGGCGTCTGCTTTCATCCTTGACATTGGGACGTTCAGGGCAGCATACAACTTGTTCAAGAAGTAATTCACATTATCCATATTGGACATAATGGATGAGCCGGGGAGCGTGGTGATTTCCGTGGAGCGCCCATTCGATCTGCGGGGCATCCAATAATCCTCCAATAATGAGTTTTTTGTATAAATTCCAGCATCCAAAGCAAAGGTATGGTAGTTATGGAATTCCTCATTGCCATCAATTGTCAAGCAACCGGTATCTTGTCTTTCGCTCAGATACTCAATCTTGACAATTTTGTGATTCCTGTATTTGAACTGATCTCCAAGTTCCTTGTATGTCGTGTCTGCATATTCTTTGGCAATTCGGACAACATCATATTTGGTGAATCTATCAAATGATTTTTGTCCAGAGCTAACGCACTTAGAGCTATTGAGTTCAATGAATGTCAATAGCAAACCAGAGGATTCAGTCATGAATTTGGCGGCAGCATCCTTTGTCATTCCAGACTTTGCACAAGAAACAACCGCATCATACATAGACTGACTATATGCAGTTGCATACATCTGCTTATGCTGATCTTGTTTTTCATTGGTCTTAAAGAGTTCCTGTTTGGCGGCATTGCCACGAGCGCTCAGGTTGATATTCTTGGCAACTCCAGATTGACGTTCCTTTTGTTCTGGAGTCCAATTGTTTTTCTGACCTTCACAGAATTTTGCATGGAACTCTGGGTCTTGCATCATTTCAGAAAAAATGCGACGACCCTTGGCATAATTCTCTTGGGGTATCCCAAGTTCTGCAGCACGCTTACCACCAAAACTTCCGGCAATTGCGCCATTTGCATGATGCCATTTGTTATGGTCTCCGTTGTTCATGCGGAACAAATTATTGGGGGAATTGTCAAGAGGCTTGCAATTCATATGATGAACCGTTTTCTTTTCGGCATCAATGAATTTTGGATCAAAGACAAATTCATTCTCAAGTGAGTTGGCGTCTTTCCATGCGGAAACTGCTCGATGTGTGAATACCCATTTTTTGTTTTCGTTGTCAAACAACTGCTCATACCCATACTTGTTTGCTTGGCTGATTTGAGCCTTCTTCCGATACAGAGGAATCATCGAATCACCAACAACCAAATCCTTGGCCTGAACCAAGTTCTTACCCCATACGGGGAATTGGTGTTCATGGGTGCAATCAATAGTCTTGCCGTTATCCAGTGTCAGACGAATAATCTCTGCATCTGGACGAGAAACGCCAGCCCATGTGATTTTTCCGGGAGCAAATTTACCAGTCACTGGGTCGCATGAATATGCCCACAGTTCCTTGTCTTTGTATTCATTGGCGATTTCGGTCAGAGTCAGGGTGCGCCCATCCAGCAGAGGAACCTTGGTATCCATTACCAGACACTGGTGGATTCGATCATCGGAAATTTCACCCGTAGCTTGGTTGTAAACAACTTTGTTCTTATACCGAGCCATCACATCTCGGATATACTGATCGGCTTTCTGTTTGGGGATATCTGCCACATCAATGTAAAAGACCCGGCGCTCAGGTGCCCGAGCCAAGGTATAAACCAACACCGCATCCTCCATATATCGGAGCATATTGGCTGGTTTGATCGTTTTATTTAAATATCCGATCGTCTCACCGGATTCATCTGTAATACCAGATGGCGCATAGATGATATTGTCCGGGGACAGCTTGATGGCAGCATTTGTCGTGGCGTTAATGCCTGCATCATTGAACGCAAAATATTCAGTGGTTCCGGTGATGATGTCAACGCCAGCAGAATTTTTCTGACGTTGAATCTCACGAACTTTCTTGATCTTACGGGGGTCAATAAATCGAATATCTTTGATACCTGCAGCCAAGTCGGATTCGTCAACCAACATCTGTCCATACAGACGACCATCAACATACCATCGCCGGAAAAGGTCATGTCCTTCGGTGTTGAATTCCATCAGAGCCAGTATGTTCTTGAATTCCTCTACAATGGCTTCTTTGATCTGTTCTGGGATAGTCTCATCCCCGGCAACCACGTTAACCTGAACCGGCAGCTTTTCTTCTTCTACAACAATGGCTTCGGTGACGATTTCCTCAATTGCACTGTCGATTTCGGCAACATGAGACAATTGGCGATAACGATTAATCTTGGCGACATCATCATTCAGGCGCCCATTGATGTCAAAAACATGGGCATAATGAGCAGCACCAGCGCCAGTGAATTGCTCAATGGCACCATCCGCCTTGTTCTCGGGAACCAAGGCGGGCGCTTCTGGAGTCTTGCGAATTTCAAAGCCAAAGATATTCAGTTGCATGGGAAAATGATATGGTGATTTATGATTGTCTATTTACGGGGATGTTTTAATTGCCCCGTAAATAGAATCCTCATTTCATCAGGCGTTGACGCCAGTGGTGGTGTAGTAGTTATACACAAACGTCACAGGAAATTGCTCCACCTGATTCCCATTCTCCCAATCAAGTTCGATTGCGCCAACTTCAACAGGCATTGCATCAAACAATTCCACAGTCTTCAGAACAACGCCGTTGCGATCCATCTGACGGATGCGAATGTTGGTCTGATACAAGGTAGGCTGAATGACACCAGTGTTGTTGGTGATGTTGTTGATACCATTAGACCAAGTTTCCAATGCATCCCGAATCTTGAAGTCTTCGTTATAGATCATGCATTGCCATGGTTGAAAGTCTCGCTCCCCCGCCACATTGATTGAACGTCCCATGTAATACAATGGGATTGGAGATACCGTTGATGCTGGCAATGAACCAGAACGGCAGTGATATGTTCCCAAGAGGGAAGCAGAATTGCCAGCAGTAACAAATGCTGGATAATCAATCTCAATTGAGAATGCATTTGGGCGGACGCCGCCGTTATACATTGATGCTCTAAACCCCGTAATGTTGGCCATTTTTAATTTTCCTTTAATGTTTCGTTGTTATGTCAATAAACGGGGAGGTTTCCCTCCCCATCGGGATTAGACTTCCAGTTCGGTGAAGTTAGCGGATGTGCGGGTTGCAATGAAGCCAAGCAGAATCGTGCGAATTGACCGAGTTGGTTTGATGAAGATGTTGGCTCGCATTTCCTGAGAATCAATCACTTCTGGGGTGTTGACACTGGGACCAACATCAACCAAGAAGTCTGTGATGCCCTGACGACCCTGAACATCACGCAGATAAGGATTGATCATTCCAGCAAACAACTGGCGTGTCAGGTCATTGTTCATCTCAAACAGGAAGCTCTTGGAAGCGATTGCAATGGCCTTCTCAAGCACGATAAACAGGCGGCGGACGTTGATCGCGTCAAATGCCGATGGACGAGCCAAGAGGGTTTTATCGCCAAACAGAACCACACCCTGCGCAGGGAATGACACCACTGGGTTCACACCAACCTTGAACAGGTCATCGCGTTGAGCCTTGGTTGGGTTAATAGCCAACTTGGTCACATTCTTGATCTGGCCTCGATTCAGACCACCGGGGGAGAACCATGGGTCATTCAGCATATCAGTGCGGGCGCATGTCCCTGCAATATCAGCATTCAGAGGAACCCAGCGGAACACATCGTTATACTTGTCATACTGATACTTGAAGCCGGTATCCATCACGCCATACGAAGAAGAAATGTTCAGAGCATTGCGGAAAGCAATCACTTTCTCAATGGACTCGGCAGTATCGCCAATAATGGGAGCACCATTTTCGGTAGGAGACACAAATGCAATACAATCCATGCGCCGTTCAGCCACATTGGAGATCACATAGGCGGCAACAGAAGATGGAACCTTGCCAGTAAATGCCAAGGAAATGTCATGCTGTTCGGCATTGGAGAAAATGTCCCATGCCAATTGCAGATTGCCGGTAGTGACGGTATAGTCATCCATACCACCAGACAAAGTAACCGTCAGAGGGGCTTTCAGAGACTTGAACGCGCCAGCAGAAGCAATCGAACCAAAATCATGTCCTGTTGCACCAACCAATGCAGCATCGGGATGATCCATCCACCAGAGATAGGTGGATTGGTTCATCACATTCCGATAGTAGCCAGAGGTGCCATCGTAGCGCTTACCATTCGATGCCTTAGAAGCATTATCTGCGCGGAAAAGAATCGAGCCAATCTTGCCAGTAAACTTACCATCAACATCAACTGCAATAATGTGCATACCGTCACCAGAAGCACCTGCATCCAATGCCTGATTGGAATCAACAGGAGCGCCGTCAAAATAGGTATAGAACTCCCACTTGGCAGTAGCCGTCAGCCCCGTTCCAGCAGTGGTGTAATTGCTATTGACGGTCAGGGTATCAGCATCAACGATGGTGGCGACTTGCTTGACGATCTTGGTAGATGCAATAGTCACTTCAAAGAAGTCACCAACAGACAATTCGGTGGTGAATGCAGTGCCAGTTCCGGTAACCACGTTGGATGCGTTGGTGACTTCAACCGTGCCAGTAACTGTGCGGCTGTAGGTAGCTGCATCGGCCATAGAGACCTTGATTGAGTTGCCCAATGTGCCGGGATACTTGGCCGCAAACACACCCACGGAAGCCTCGCCAGCCGCATACGATGCGTCATATTCAGCTTCATTCTTGATGGTTACTGCAGTGCCAGCAGCAACGGCATTCTTCATTCCCGCAGTCTGCACTCGAATCAGTTTCAGATCATTAGAATATCCAAGGAAGTTGGCTGCAGAGAAAAATGAATCAAAGTTGTTGTTGTTTGGTTTGCCAAAACGAGCAACCAATGCGGTCTCATCGGACACGCCAGTAACGTCCATCACTGGACCCCATGCGAATGCGCCAACAAAAGCGCCGGTAGTCGTGGATACTGATGGGATGATGCTTGTAAGGTCGGTTTCGCGTACCGAAATTCCTGGGCTGATGGAGGATGCTGCCATGATATTCTTCCTTTATGAAGTAAAAAAGTTAGTTTATATATTTAGGCTTTTTTGTTTTCTGCCATCCAATAAGTAAATTGCACCATGCCATCTGAATCATGGCGACTTTACTTAAAAGAACATTATGGCTATACAAAAAACACCCAAGGGTTACCTGAACAATCCACATCTGAAGCAAGTTGGGGAATCTATTCAGTTTACTCAGGATCAAATACTTGAATATGAAAAGTGCTCCAAAGACCCAATTTATTTCTTGGAGGTATATGGTCGGATCATTTCATTGGATGATGGGGTTGTCCCATTTAAGTTGTTTGGGTATCAGAAGGAACTGATTCTGTCTTTTCATGAGAATCGGAAAACTGTCGGTAAGTTACCCCGGCAGATGGGCAAGTGTCACGAAGGCGACACAAAATACACGATAAGGAACAAAAAAACCGGGGAAATAATGGAAATTTCCGCTGCTGAGTTTCATTCCATGGTAAAGAGGGATTCTGATGTTGTATAATTACAACTCTTGATTTTGGAGATTTATTATGGAACCAATTCAAAAAACTTGCAAAATATGCGAGGGCGTGTTAACGTCACCAACTGGAAACTACAAAAGGGTTACGTGCTCAGCCAAATGTTCAATGGTTGCTGATGAAGCATATAAACAGGCACAGAAAATTAAATTAAATGAGCGGCGACGAGTATCGACTATATCAAAATTTATAGATGCCCATCCAGACGAATATGTGGAGTGTAAATTATGTGGGATGCAAGCAACGAGTATTGCCAGACACGTATATACACATGGGTTGACTGTAGATGAATATAAAGCAAAATACAATGCTGAAGTTATATGCCAGACGCGGAAAGATTCAATAAAAGGTGAGAAAAATCCCGGATACCAACACGGAGGCAAATTTTCCGCGTTCTCAGATAAATTCCTAAAATACGATGGGTTGACTGAGGAAGAAAAGGCTCAGAAAATTCGAGAAACTGCTGATGCAGCTAAAGAAACAAAGGCAGCAAATCCACAAAATGAATCCACAAGAATAGAATACTATCTGTCCAAAGGAATGTCTCAACGGGAAGCTGAACTTGCACTATCTGACCGACAGAGGACATTTTCTCTGGAAGTTTGTATAAAGAAGCATGGTGAGAAAGAAGGTCGCAGAATCTGGAAAGAGAGACAGAGCAAATGGATTGGGGTCATGAACTCCAAATCCCCAGAGGAAATTCAAGACATCAATCGCCGGAAAGCAATCAATACCAACTACGGTCTGATTGACTCTGATCTTTACGTAAATATCAAGGGGCTGTTCTATATGGTCTCACTTCCAAATGACCTCCTGAAATTTGGAATCACTTCACGCAGAATGGACCAGCGATATACCAAGAAGCAAATGGATGGTTGTGAGGTTGTATATACAATGGAAGGCGATCTTGACCTAATTGCCAAATTGGAATGTTTGGTCAAGCACGATTTTTCCGATAAGACAATCACACTAGCAGAGCAACATGGCGTATTTGGTTTCAGCGAGACTCTTAGGGGAGTCTCGGCAATGAATTGGCAAACTACGTTGAATCAAAATCAGAAAACGACATATTAGAAGAATACGAATGGGCAAAAATAAATTATCTGACGGTGTAGAGAGAAAGTTTATAGAGAAGTTTGACGTCTCTGATTGGGAAATTCTGACGGATTCTGGGTATCAACCAATACTTTCGGCCAATAAGACCATAGAATATACCAAATACCGATTGGTCTTGGATAATGGGTATTCGCTTGGTTGTGCGGATACACACATTGTATTCACATCAGATCATGAGGAAGTTTTCGTCAAGGACTTGATTCCGGGTCAAAAAATTTATACCGATGTTGGGCTGGAGTCGGTGAAATCCGTGGCAAATACGGGAATCATCGAAAATATGTATGATCTGTCCGTTGATTCTGAAGACCATAGATACTACACCAACGGAATATTGTCGCACAACTCCACAACCTTGGCTGGATATATTGCATGGTATACATTGTTCAATGATTCTAAGAACTCCATGATCTTGGCAAACAAGATGAATACGGCCAAGGACATTTTCTCCCGAGTCCAATTCATCATCGAAGCGTGTCCAAAATGGCTTCAGCAGGGCGTCAAGGAATGGAACAAGACATCGTTCATGTTGGAGAACGGCTCCAAGGTATCATGCGCTGCCACATCCGCCTCTGCTGTTCGAGGTAGCTCAATTTCCCTATTGGCATTGGACGAATTTGCATTCCTGCGTCCCGGATTGGCGGATGAGTTCATTGCATCTGTATTCCCGACGATTTCTTCTGCTGAATCATCCAAGATGATTATTGTGTCCACCCCAAATGGTATGAATCATTTCTACAAGATGTGGGTCGAGGCTGAACAAGGGATTAATGGATTCCACCCAGTATATACAAGTTGGAAGCAGCACCCAAAGAGAACTCAAGCATGGGCAGACGAACAATTTTCCATTCTCGGACCAGTTAAGTTTGCTCAAGAGGTGGAATGCCTGCATGGGGACAGTATCATTCAATTAAAGGACACCAATACAAACAAGGAAATTTCCGCATCCATGACAGAAGCATATCGACTGATTGATATGTCGTCTGATTCCAAGTATCAGATCATGACCGATTACGGCTGGTGTAATTTTGATGGTATATCCGTTAAGCAGAAGAAAACCAACGTCCAGATCACAGTCAATACCGGAAAGACGCTGATTTGTTCAACAGATCATCTTGTTAAAACCAACAAAGGTTTCATCAAGGCAAAATCCCTAAAGCCAACAACAAAGCTGTCTAATGGAGTTAGAGTTGTTTGTGTAACGTCCGAGGACTCGTTTACGACTCTGTATGATCCGGTAAACGTAAAGAATCCAACAAATTCATACATTGCGGATGGAATTGTCCATCACAACTGTGTTTTCCAAGGAAGTAGCTATACACTAATCTCAGGCGGAAAGCTGGCTCAGATTCCACACAAGACCGGAAATGTTCTGTTTCCAAACTACACCGAATTTGAACCCCCGATCAAGAAGACCACAGATTCTCCCGGAGGGAACTATGTCATCACAGTCGATACGGCCAGAGGTGCTGACTTGGACTCATCGGCCTTTGTGGTATTTGATATCAACCAGATGCCATATAAAATTGTTGCCAAGTTTAGCTGCAACTCAATCAACACTCTGATGTATCCAGAGGTAATAATGAAAGTCGCCAAACGATTTAATGATGCCTTTGTCCTGATAGAAACCAATGACCTTGGTCAGCAGGTTGCTGATATTCTTTTCTATGACTTGGAATATGAAAATGTCTATATGTCAGTCAATGACAAAATTAAGGAAGGTGCTGGTGGCAAGCAAAAGACTCCGGGCATCAGAACCACCAAGAGAACCAAGGCCATTGGGTGTGACCAACTAAAGACATTGGTTGAATCGGATCACCTGATCATAAATGACCATGAGATTCTGGAGGAACTTTCCACGTTCACCCGGTCAGGAACGTCATACAAGGCAGAAGAAGGCAAGCATGATGACTTGGTTATGTGCTTGGTGATGTTTGGTTACTTGGTGCAGGAGGCTGTGTTCCGAGAACTGTTCGACTTCTCACTGAGGCAGGCATTCATCAAGAAGCAGATTGAGGAATTTGATGAGCAATTAGCCCCAATCGGATTCTTGGATGATGGAATGCCAGCAATAGAGGAAGAAACCGTCATATTCAACGGTGATGTATGGCAGGTCAGACAGTCCAGTGGATTATGGTAACGCCGGGTGGATGGTAGGTTCAATAACCGCTGCCCCCTGCATAATCAGCCGTTCTTCATCGCCGGGAGGGGTGACGAAAACAGAATACATCATGGTTCCGACCGGCAATATTGCAGTTGACTCGGGAGCCAATGATGCCTTCATCATCCCGCCAGCAGCATTTTCGATGATCAGGTCAACCGCATACTTGGTGGCCGATTCATGATGCTTTGCCAGATACATTCTGCCTGTATATCCAGTGACATCATCTACTGTCTGGTCTGGATTCTTGATCGTAATGACCTGAGAGTAGGGAGAGTGTGGGTAGATGAAAATGTTTCTATACTTGACCATATCAGTCTGCCTTCTGGAATGAGAATGCAATGGCAGTCACCATGGCAACCTTGGAATGAGGAATCTTGGGAATCTTGTAGCCATAATGAAACCGGAAGAATATAGGTCCGACCTTGACCGTTTCAAAATAACGCCAGATATTCCCGATTCGGTGAACTCGCCATCCAGTATAATCAGGTCTGTAGGCATTACCCGATTCCCATAATTGAGCATCAACCGGAGGGTGATCTTTACCCAGCAGCATTGACAAGTATGATGCACGATTTCGCAAGCCCAACCAGATATACCTTGCCTTGAAACTTCGTGGGTGTGCGTTTTTAGCCCAGTAACACATGGCTCTGGCTTCTGGTGTATCCTCAACAGGAACATGCCTGAGCCCCCATCCATCCTTACCATCAGACGAATCATCTGTCCTGACGTCGCCATTGATACTGGCATCATTATCCCACCAAGAAAAAATCCATGGTAACTTGTCATCTTCCCACTTGGTGAACAACAGGGCAATAGGAACAATGACTGGGGATAGAATGTCTGGAATGAATGTCAGTAATGAACGGAACCATGCGCCCCAAAAACAGAAAATGCAGTTGAATTTGTCTGGGATCGGAAGCATCAGGATTCTGATAGTTGGGATAATTGGATTATGTGCAAACAAGAGGAATCCAACAAACCCAATTCCGATATAAGCCAAGGCTTCCAATACAAGTGCCAATGTGATCATTTTCTTTACCCTAGTGCGATTGCAACAGCCATTGCATCACTGATTGATGCTCCACCAACAGTGATATCTCCAGAGCCAACCAGAGATAAACCATTGACCGTTTTGATGTTAGACCCAGATACCAATGTTGGCTGATATGCAGCGGCTATCTGATCTGAATTGATGAAGTATTTGATTGCAACAGTCGAATCCTTGTAATAAAGGCGACCGTCTGCATAATTGATTGCAAGTTCACCGAATTCCAAGTCTCCGATTGTTGGAATCTTGGATGTGACCGATGACTTCTTTAAGATAACCTGTTGTGGCATTATCGAATGTCCTAATAAGGAAAGAAAAAGGGGCTAAGAAGCCCCTGTGTATGTATTTACCTATTGACAGTAATCAATAAGTGCCGCCATCAATGACGTTAGACCAGTATGGGTTGCCGGTAGCATCCGCCATCAGCACAGAACCATCGGTTCCAGATACCACCGTAGACACAGCAGACGTTCCGTTACCAATCACAACACCGCGAGCAGTCAAGGAAGTTGCGCCGGTACCGCCCTGAGCAACAGCAACCGTTGTGAAGCCAGAACCCAACTCACCGGCAGTCAGAGTACCAACCGTGGTGATGGATGCCTGACCAACATAGGTAGATGCAATGTCAATCGAATCGGCAGCAACAGCAATTCGATCTGTCGTGCCAACCACATTCAGAACACCAGAGGTCAGTGTCAAGCCACCGCCAGCAACTGTGGCATCCAGTTGAACAGTGTTACCGACGATAGCAACGCCGCCACCAACAACAACGTCCAGAGTGTTGCCCGTCTTGGTCAGACCGGCTCCAGCAACAACCGATCCGGCGCTGGAGAATTGCGTGAAAGACAGGTCAGTTACATTCAGGTTGATTACGCCATCCGTAGCCAGTGTCCAGCCGGTATCGGCCTGAGTATCGCCCTGCTCGACAAATGTAAACAGACCGGGGGTGACCTTGGTGGAATCATTGGCATCCGTGGAGCGAACCCATGAATTGGTATCTGCAACATAAATGCCGTTTTCGGATGCAGTTGCCTGATCCTTAACCAAAACGCGATCGCCGTTACTCAGACCAACACCATCAACGGTCTGCAGACCAATCAGGGTGATGCTGGTTGTCGTAGCTGCTTTGACTGATTCCTTTGGGTCAAGACCGGATGCCTTGGAATCCACATAGGACTTTGTTGCAGCATCGGTTGCTTGAGTTGGTTCGGCAACAGAACTGATTCGCTTGTTCGATACATCAACGGAGCCCGTTCCGGTTGGAGCCAGAGTCACGTTTGCATCGGAACCACCAGCAGTGATGATCAGGGCACCGGAACCGGTGATAGAATCGGCAGTGGCTGCACCAATGTTAGGTGTAACCAGTGTTGGGGACGTCCCAAACACCAGAGCACCAGATCCAGTCTCATCGGAGATAACACCAGCCAATTCAGCGGATGACGTGGCGGCAAAGGTATTAAGCTTCTGATTAGTCAGAGCAACAGTACCTGTAGCAGCGGGAAGCGTAATCGTTTCCTCACCAGCATCAGCAGAAGCAACCAAGGTTGTGATGCCGGAAGTGGACCCATCCAAGACCAATCCGGTAATGCCGGTCAGGTCTTGAGAACCAGAAGCACGGTTCAGCGCAATCTCAGTCGTACCCACATAGGTGACATCTGCACGGCGAGCCAGCGATGCATCGGCATTGATTGTGATGGTATTGTCAGTGACAACAGAAGTCAGGTCAGCCCCGCCAACAACGGTCAGCGTTTCGCCGGTAGTGAATACGTCAGTGCCAGTATCACCAGCAATGGTAAACGAACCGGACGGAATGGTAGCCCAAGAAAGAGCGCCAGCGCCATCGGTCTTCAGATACTGGTCAGCAATACCCTGAGTATTAGGGAATGCATTACCAGAGATGACAGCCTTACCCGTTCCATTTGGAGCAAGAATCAGGTCGCCATTGGTATCGGTCGTAGAGACGGTATTACCATTGATGGTGACGTTATCAACATTCAGTTCATCCAGCTTCTTGCTGGAATCAACCACCAAGGCAGAATCAGCCGTGACCACGCCATTGGCATGATCCAGCTTATCGGTGAAGAATTTACCACCAATGACCACATGATTGACTGCATCGCCAGCAGTCTCAGTGCCCATACCAATATACAGACGGTCACCGCCGTTTGCTCCGTTGTCTGCCAGTGCAGAGTATGCCAGTTCGCCCTGAGCCAGCGTAGGTGGATTGCCTGCTGTCTCTGAGCGCTTAATTCGATTGATTGTTGCCATTTAGTATTGACCTCCGTTAATGAAATGATTCTCTATGTTTCTTGTGGTTACCCATGTTGATCGTGCAGCATCAAACATAAGCAGTGACTTATCCTCAACTCCGGTGACATCAACAGATAGCGCCGATACCGTCATATCATCAGGAACCAACTCAATGATGGTCTCGGTTGACGTTCCGGTTCCTGATGATGGCAACAGATTGATTGTTGGCATTTTATGCTCGTTCGCTTGGCTCGATTGGTGCGTCCAAGATTTGCAGAGCGCGACCGGCAGACAACAGACCAATAGTTTCCAGCATCTGCACACCAGCACGAGTATCCGGTCGGTCAAGGTCAATATGCTTGGCGACTTTAACTTTGTCCAAATAACGTCGCATAGAAGCAGCCTCAACAGTGGCTCCAATAGACGCCAAGTCCAGCGCAATGGCTTCGGCATCGGTGAAACGTGTCATGAACGCCAATTGAGTGATGTGGCGTGTTTGAGTAACTGGGGCGGGAGGGTCAACAGGGATTACGACAGGAGCATGAAACTCACCATTCCAAGTCCACCCCATACCGATATTCAGACCTTGTTCATGGAGAGTATCAAGTGCCTCAATATGGTCATATTCAGAAGTAATAGATGCGATGAATTCTTGTTCTGCTACAATTGTATTGACAACGCTGCCATTTTTGATTAGTGCGTATTGCATGATTTTATTCCTTACTCAAACCAGACCACGCGGCAGAAACCGGAACCACCTGCTGCGCCTGCATAGGAGTTAGATGCGCCGCCGCCACCACCACCGGTATTTGCTGTACCCGCAACTGGAGCCGTTAATGTTGGCTGCGACGATGCTCCATTACCACCACCAGAACTACCTCTGCTAATACCATAATACCGACCGCCACCACCACCCCCACCGAAACCGTTTACGCCAGCCCCTCCAAATTGTTCCAAAGACGTTTCTTGTGAACCGTTGCCCAGATCGTTTATACCCGCCGCGCCTGGGTGCCCAGATGTAGCAGACCCACCAAATCGCTGATAAATTTCTCCAGCAATATTTGTGATTGGTCGATTGATACCAATGCCACCCGCCCCACCACCGGGACCGCCAGACGATGATTGATGCCCACCGCCACCACCACCGGAAGCACCCGATCCACCAGAAACTCCATACTGTCCGCCACCAGCACCAAACCCGCCACCTATAGCAGACAACAATGCGCCAAATGTAGATGTTCCGCCGTTTGTTCCGTTGCCATTTGGGAATGCCCCACCGGAACCACCAGAAGCAATAGTAACAGTCGTTGAAGTAGATACGGTAACGGGTCTATCAATAATCACCTGTCCGCCACCTCCACCGCCCCCTCCAGCGATTTGGTTTGAATAACCAGCGCCGCCCCCACC